AAAAGACGTGCTTTGCGTGGCGAACGGAAAATCCCCAATGGGAGATGAAGACCATGCAGTTGTATGGCTTAATGGAATAATACACGACCCCCATCCGCTTCGTGTTGGGATAAAAGGATTACCTGACACGTTTACATTTTTTATGCCGTTAAGAATTGATTTTCTGATGGCACAGAGATATGAACTTCCGGCAGTCTTACCAGGACTGCCGACATCAGCAAAAAGGTCGGTAGATTGCAAGCCGAGAACGCCGAGCTATTGCAAAAATTGCAACAACAGGAGGCAAAGTGATGGAATCTTTTGAAGAATTAGAACAGCTCGACAAAGCCGAATTGATCGGCATGATTTTTTGCCTTCAAGGGCTGGTGATTGCTGCCGACAGGAAAATGGCTGACTACGCCGCCCTCGAAAAGCGGTGCGAGGAGTTAGAAGGAAAAGTCAAGAGAATGGTGACGTGGCTAGAAGAGAATCAGCCAGACGTGTTTAGCCGTGGCATTTGGGACGTAATATAAAAATAGAACAGGAGGAAAGTAGATACCATTTTGTAAGTGCGGGAATTTTTATATGGATCGAGATAAAGAGACTTGCGACATCTGTTTTTTGAATAGTCAGATCGCCGCCCTTGAGCAGCGGTGCAAGGAGTTGGAGGAAAACTATAACTATCAACAGATAGTTATAGACGATCTCAACCGTATACTGTCTGACGCAACAGCCGAGAACGCCGAGAGGCATGGACAGAAATAGCCAATCAAGTGAAAGGAGAAGAATGATGCACACAATTATACCTGCAAAGGAAGTAGAGGAAGAGTTTAAGACTAGAAAGACAGGACACTACTGCCATGACTGCAAGTGTCGTCTGGATGCGGAAATTGGGCAGAAACCATTTACACAGAAAGGTCCGTTCTGCTGGGCAGGTTACACACAGAATCCACTCGGAATTGTAGCAACTATTAACGCGTTGAAAGCTGGTGGACAGGTGTGCCACTATAACCCTGATAAGAGAAAGGCAGTGGAGAGGTTAGGCTTATGAATAAAAAAGATTTTGAGTTAGTGGTAAGAGTTATGAATAAGAGCTGCCATAATAACATGAGCTATTCTGAGCAAGATCTCTGGGATGGAATTGTAAATTCATTTACGGAAGAATTTACAGCAGTTAACTGTAATTTTGACGCAAATAAATTTATCAATGCTTGTAAGGAGAACTAATGCTTAAGCGACCATTGAAGGCTCCAACTGAGCCAATACCAGATGAGCTTTTAGATAAGCTTAGTTACCCAATTGTAGGCAGTCCTAAGCTCGACGGGTTTCGCTGCATGATAGACAGTGGTCCTAAGACTTCTACCATGAAGTCCTTTACGAATAAGTTTATCTGCAATGAGCTTACTCATCCTGAACTTGATGGACTGGATGGGGAGATAGTTGTGGGAGACATCCATGATCCTAAGATGTTTCATAATACATCTGGACCAGTGCGGAGGTTTGAGGGTGAACCTGACTTCAAACTCTATGCCTTTGATAGATTCATCCATAAGAATCTACCCTATGAAAAGCGATGGCTGGATACTGCTGTTACTCTATCTGACAGAGTCATTATTCTCCCGCAGACGGTATTAACTTGTCCCGATGATGTACTGAAGTTCGAGCAACTTATGCTGAACAGTGGCTTTGAAGGTGCGATGATACGGAGTCTTAGAGGAGAGTACAAAGAAGGAAGAAGTACCTTCAATGAACAGATTATGTTTAAGCGTAAGCCATTTGTTGAAGCTGAGGCAACTATCATTGGCTTTGTAGAAGCCTTGGAGAATCAGAACGAGCCTGAAGAGAATGAACTTGGGCTGTCTAAACGCTCGCATCACGCAGCTAACATGGTTCCAAAGGGAGTGTTGGGGAGTTTCTTGCTGCGGTCCCCATTGTGGGATAAGTCTTTCACGGCTGCTCCAGGTAAAGGATACACTGCTAAGGATAGGAAAGAGTTCTGGGAAACTAGGCTTGCCTATCTTGGACAGATTGCTACAATTAAGTATCAGAAGTTTGGTTCCTGGGAGAGGCCCCGGATGCCAAGTGTTATTAAGATTCGTCCTAGTTGGGACATAACTGATTATTAAGGAGGTGTTAGGATGTTTGGAAATAGAAGAATTAGAGAACTTGAAGATGAGGTTAGGTTACTTAGTATAAAGGTAGCCGACATTTCAAGAATAGTTGATAGAGGATACTACGCTGAGACTGGAAAGTTTCCAGGTTATCGGCGTATTGAAATACCGGATATTATTGAGCTTATACTTAAGCAACTTAATCTGAAGATTGTTTATACGTGTACTGAAGAACATAGTGAACTTGTACCTACAGGCAAGACTAAGAAAGGGTAACTCATGCCATCCAAGAAAGGTCAAAAATTGACCGTTTCCCTGGTGTCAAAGATCAAGGACTACTTCGGGATATGGGAGGTAACAGTGCTTATTAACAATAAGGCTTATACCTATCCCATATCCTCGGAGTTCCTTCTTGGTAAGGTTGAGAAACAACTTCGGCTTAACAAGCCAGGACGAGCCCTCCACTTGTTAAAGCAGGCAAAGATCACTGGGTTTAATTCTTTTGAGGAGGAAGTTAAAGATGGTAGAGTTAAACCAAGAGGAGAAGGACTTATTAAAATTACTGGGACTGACACTTCCCAAAGAATCTACATCCAGCCAGACCTCTTTCCAAGAGACAAAGGTTGTTAAGGGAATAGTCTGCTGTACTTTATGTGGAACAAGGTTTGAGGAGTACATACGTCTTAGACATATTGACAAACATACTTGGCGAAAGGAGAAGTATTTAGATGCATCAGATTTAAAGGGCATGCGTATCACAGCAGCTAATACCATCACTACTACTGTACGTTCATGTGTTCACTGCTATGATGTTCTGATTGAGAAGTCTAAGGAGGACTTGGTAAAGATGCTAGTAGGTATCGGAGCACCAATATCTGATGTTAAAATTGTGCTTGGGTATCTAGCTGAGATTCAAACTATAAAACCAGGAGTGTGAGGAGGTTAAGTTATGTTACTGATTATAAAACAGCCAGAGTTATTTGTTGCCGAGGGTTTAACCTTTGCAAGGGAACGAGGTACGCCAGTAATTGAAATGGATATGGAGAAGATGGAGGTACTTCTTCAGCGCTTTTCAACTATTACTATTCATCGACTGCTTGCGGATAAGATATTCCCTTGGGCAGATGGAGAATTAATCCTTTAGGAGGTAGTAATGAAACGAGAACTAAGTGCAGCAGAATTTCAGTGTGGTACATGTGTGAACTTCTTACAAGCAAAAGCAAGTACAGCAGACTCTACACCACATTATGGGAGATGCAAAGTAACTCCTATGCACAGTACTACGGTAGCTGGTCAGATTATTCCTAACTCTTCGCGACCAGCGGCAAGATTTGATACAGATAGTTGTGAGAAATACGAGAGAAGGGGGGTAGTATTATGCTAAAGGATTCGAGAGTATTAGTGATGCTATGTGGATGTAACTCTACATGGAAAATGCCGTCACATAAAACTATGCTTAATGTAGATGGAGACAGGGTAGTAATGTGGGGGAGCCTGAATTTTATGTGTGAGAGGTGTGGCTTCTTCCCTTGGTCTATAGTTCATCCATCAACTATTAGTGCGGGCGAAGCTAGAAAGAACTATCTTACCATCTAACTGCAGCAGTATACAGGATTAATCTATGAGTGAAATTACTAAAGTCTGGTTTGAAGAAGCAAAGAAACTGGAGGTCGGTCAAGCCATCTTCATTCGTGCAGCAAATAAGAAAGAGCAAACCTCTATTGCTAATGAATTTGAGGAGGAGCGGGATGAGTTCGCTTTACTTGAACCCGTTCATGCTAGTCAGATATTTATAAACAAGACTCTCAAAGATGGAAGGCAATATGTTGTGCTTAAAAGAATGTACCGGGCTCCGTTTACTGCGTTCTTTCAAGATGTAAATGGTGGGTTTACCAAGATCACTGTTGATCCAGAAAGGCGTAGGATGATACAGCTGATGATTAGGGATGGTAAGTCACGAAGTGAGATTGAAAATATCCTTGATGGCTTGACGGATGATGAAATTGAGTCTTTCTTTTCGACTTGAAAATACTTTATGCAACTATTAAATATCATTTGACAACTACGATAAAGTATGTTACAATGATTTTAACAATGACAGAACAAACGTATTTCCGAGTGTAGCTCAGTTTGGCAGAGCAGATGCTTTGGGAGCATAAGGTCGGTGGTTCAAATCCATCTACTCGGACCAGTTAAGAAACAGTTCTTTTACATGGGCGGTATTCGGTGCAGATCATGTGCATAACGGAGTAAGTAGCTACCCGCCCACCTTAAATGTCACGGCGGCTTGAGAAAAGCTTGAATCCGCTGGACGGTAGAAGTCACCACCAAAGCACATACGCTAAGCAGTGTCGGCGATATGGCTCTGCCTAGGTTATAGAGCGACCGGCCCGTGACACCAAATAGCCAGTGTCGGCGTGTCAGCGTCGGGTAAGGTCGGAGATGAGTAGGGGTACGCATACTGACTTAGCGTTACTTCACAATGACGGAGCCGGGTGGGGAATCCGGCACACTGGCTACCATTAAAGATATTATACTTGAAAGGGAAAGTTAGTTATGAGTGAAGAAGAGAAAACTTATTTTAATTCCAGCGTAAGTAGGGATGATTACAGAGTCGTTAAAGACGAAGCCTATGCCCTAGGTATTACTGTCAAGAAACTGATTTCTAGTATCATTCATACTTACGCTGAAACAAGGCGAAAGGAGGGCGGGAGTGGTGAGACGGAGGTAGATAGTAAGGGCAAGAATACCACGGAAATTGTGTAGTTTAATCTTTAACTTTTAGTTATAAACATTTATTCCTTAAGGAGGAAATTTTTATGGTAGACGAAAAGACTGAGGCTGTTGAGCCTGTTGCGAAGAAAAGAAAGAAACTGTCTAAGGTAATTGCTGGTAACGTCCTGACAATTACGGAGTCCATTACCGGGTCTGTGCTTACGTTTGATGCAGCTACGCTCTCGGCTGGTATTCAGGCTAACTTGATGCCTTATGGCCTGTCCCAGAAACTTGGTGATGCAGCTGCTGGTAAGGAAGGCAAGGAAGCAGTTGAAGCTATTAACAAGGTTTGGGAAGGTCTTGTTAAAGGTGACTGGTCTGTCCGTGCTCCTGCTGCTGAGAAGATTACGAAGTCTTCAATGCTGGATATTTACAATGCGCTGCCTGAGGGCAAAGAGAAGCAGGTTCTCAAGGGACTGTTGGTCAAGATTGGTGTCTTGAAAGCGGAGTAGTTCAGCAACCGGGTCAAAATTTGACCTTTCTTAAATGTACGGGGATGGGAGGTAAAGCTACTCTCATCCCCATACATACTTGATGGAGGTGTTTTATGTCTGAAGAACTAAACAAAGAAGAATTTATCAGTAAGGCCTCTACGCTTGTTGCAGCATTTAGAGAACTGTACTCAAAGTATCTTTGTGGAGTTGATAGTAGAGGCGTGCATCTTACCGCAGAATATTTTAATAGTATTTTTGCTGGCCAAGCATATATATTAAGTGTACATGATGCTACGTACATGCGAAAATTTATTATTATAGATGGTATAGAATACTTTGCGCTTTTCGGAAGTGAGGAAGAGAACTATGACTAACCCCATAATCCTCGACAACACAAAACGTAGTACATTCAGACAATGTAAGATGAAATACTTCTTGCAGCATGTAATGGGTCAGCAATCTGATTACGGTTCAACTGCAATTCGTTACGGCACATGCTGGCACGGTATCCAAGAAGGTTATTATCAGTGGATTAAAGAGAATGGTTGGCCGACAAGTCCTACTGAAAACATGCAGGCTATTGCTGCAGGTCTTGAGCTTGGTAAGACTAAGTGGGATAAAGAGTCTTTAACTAAACAATTCTTTGACGACTACAAAAATTTCAATACAGCAGCAGATGCATTCAGTTATTTCCTTGATGAGTTTGCTGGTGATAAAGAGTATCTAACAATCCTTGCAACTGAGACTAAGTTTGAGTGCCCTATTGAGCCTGAGAATGAGGCTGAGGACAAGTTGCTTTCAAAGCTCCCTCCTATTATCTTTACTGGACGCATCGACTTAACAGTTGAGATGGATCATCTTGTCTGGATTCTTGATTTCAAAACTACTGGATGGATTTTAGACAAAGTCATTATGAAAGCCAACAGAAGTCCGCAGTTGATTGGATACTCATACGCTGGGAAGAAGGTACTTGGCTTAGATACCAGTGGGTGTCTTGCTAGTTTTCATTACGTAGGTGCATCAAAGTCTAAGAAAACTGGTGAGTATGGGCCTACAAGGTATAGCTTCCGAAGAGTTCCGCAGCTGTATACAGATGAAGATATTGCTGCATGGAAGTTGAGTTTCATTGACACATGTAGAGAGATTAAATACTCTATGGATAATAACTCGTGGCCAGAAAGTTTTGATAATTGCTATGATTATGGAGCGTGTCAGTATTTACGTCTGTGCCAGCAGCACTGTGAATATGAGAGATTGAATCTGAAAGGATTCCATGAAGAGTTTTGGGATGTAATTGAGGAGGAGTAAAACTTACCATGTATAGAGTTGACTACTTTGACACTGAGGAAAACATCTGGGTACCATTCTCATTCCATAAGAATGAAGAGTACGCTATTATAAACATGAAGGTGTTAGCATTATCAGGAAAGAAAACAAGAGTACTTGATGAAGGTAATATTATTGATATGACTGAGCCAGCAACTAAACTATAGAAAGGGGTGAGTAAATTGCCAAATGCTAAGGATGTTTCTGTGAATACAGAATGGTTAAAAGTAATGAGTGTTGGAGAGAGTGGAACAGGTAAGTCAAGCTTCGCTGCTAGCTTTCCGACTCCCGGCTTTATCTTCGACTTTGGTAAGGAGATTCTTTCCTACCGAGGAAGAGACTTCGACTACGAGCAGTATGAAGTTAGTGCTAAAGGTTGGGGCAAGTTTGAGCAGGATTACATTCTAGTAAAGAAGGATGTTGCGGCAGGTAAGTATCAGTCAGTTATTGTTGATAACGTATCTGCTATGACAGATGTTTGCATGGAGCGTGCAATGCAACTTGATATTAAACGAAGTCCTACTGGTGGCCCACTGTGGAATGTGCACTATCAGATGGTTAAGAATCTAATGGAGGGAAGACTTCGTCAACTGTTGAATCTTGAATGTAACTTAGTTCTTATTGCACACTTAGATACAATTAAAGATGAGGAAGGGGCAGTCATTGGCGTGGAGCCAAGTCTTACTGGTAAGCTCTCCGCAGATGTACCGTCATATTTTGATGAGGTATACTACCATACGGTACGCAGGGAAGGGGGTGACAACAAGTGGTTAGTCCAGACAGTTCCTATTGGTAGGAATCATGGACGATCTAGATCTAGCGGCGTTGAGAGGCTTCTGCCTGACTTGGTTGAGAATAACTATAATGAAATAATGGCTTATCTCACAGGCCACAAAAAGAAACCAGCTAAACCTACAACGACGACGACAACGACAACTAAACCTACAACAAAATAAGGAGAACTACGAATGGCTAAGAAACAGACCGAAGAGTACGCACAGACTGAAGAAACGATGGACGAGAGTGAAGGTGGTATGAGTGATCTTAACTTTGATGTGAATGATGAGTATAAGGCTTCACCTCTTATTCCCGGAGGCACGTATCATGGTAGTGTTATTAAAGTAGCTTATGAACCTGCCAAATACTGCATCGTTTGGACGTTCAGCCTCCATGACAATGGCGGTGTTATGTCTGATGGCGAGACTCCAGTTGACGGAGCGCATGTGTTCACAAGAAATTGGTTGCCTAAGCCCGGTGATGAGACTGAAATGACTGGGTCAGGAAGAAATACCAAGCGTCAGAGTAAGATCAATATGCTGATGGATTTCCAGAACGCTCTTGGGATTGACATGTCTACTCCTAAGAAAATTGGAGATGCTCTTTCTAACGCAGAGTGGATTGGTGTCGAAGCTGACTTGACTGTGTCCATTAGAGAATGGGAAGGTCGATTCAGTAATGATGTAACCAAGGTAACGAAGAGTAGAATGTATTAGAGGTTAATTGGCGCGTGGCGGAAGAGTATAGACGAGGCGACTTGAAAGATAGTTCCGATTGCAGAAGAAGTTTTCTACGCAATCATGCAGGTATCAAATCCTGTCGCGCCATTTATAGTACAGACAACCCATTTATCTATAAACATTTTCATAGCTAAAGGCCAACCCTATGCGACTTGAACAACTTTATCCTAACTTCGGGACATCCTCTCCAGAAGAGCAAGCATCCTTCCTCGCTTCGTATCGTGCTAAGCGTGCAGAGGATATGGCTAAGCCTTCTACAATGAGGAAAAAGAAAACGAATCCATCAGTCATTACGTCAAAAATTGACCTTTCTGATGATGAGAAAATGCTGATGAAGCTTCTTGGTTTAAGTAAAAAGGACATCATTGCTCTGAGAGATACAGTACAAGTTGAGGAAGAAACTCAGGAGTCAGATGAAGATGCAGCTTTACTGCTGACTGGTTCAGCATTTATAGAGGAGGATGAATAAGTGGCTACACTTAAATTACTTTCACTTAAAGATGTAATTCGTGGAACTGGGGATAATAATTTTCAGTACTACCAAATGTTACTTGAGGATGAGCAGGGAGATAAGTACGTTACCTCCTTCGGGTATAGGAAGATTTATCAGGAATCTGTAGAGAAGACCTTTAGAAGGCTGCTCTTTATACCTGCTCCAAAAGAAGAAGAATTAATTGAGGCTACAACTCCCTCCCCTATTGACGAACTTAAACCTGAAGGAGAAACAAATGTCGCAGATACAAGCAATTGATGAATCAGTTATTTTTAATCTTAATCCTGCCGATGTTATTATTAAAGATGAGATGCCCCGGCAGAGAAAGGAGCTGGGAAAGATTGATGAAATGGCTAAGTCTATCCAGACCTTTGGACAGATACAGCCTATTGTTATTGGCAGAGATAACTCATTAATTGCAGGAGGTAGACGACTCGCAGCTTGTATCATTCTTGGTACTACAGTTCGTGCATGCTATAAGGATACTATTGATCCTGTACTAATGCGGGAGATGGAGCTAGAAGAAAATCTTCAGCGTAAGTCCCTCACTCCTGCTGAGGAATGTCTTGCTGTAGCAGAACTTGTTGAGTTAAAGAGATCTAAATATGGAACTCCTACACAGGGTAGGACAGGTGGATTTACACTTGATGATGCGGCTATGCTGGTAGGTAAAACTAAGGGAAGTATTGTTGAAAGTATGCAGTTAGCTGAGGCTATTAAAAACTTCCCCGATCTCAGTACATGTGCAACTAAGTCAGATATTAAACGAGCTGTCAAAGGTTTTGAGCGAGTACAGCAGCAGGTTCGCGCACTTTCATCTTATGAAGATTTGATTAAAAAATCAGATGAATTTATTCTGGTAAATAAATCAGCTGAAGATTACCTTGCAGGAATTGGAGCTGGTACAGTAGATTTATTCTTTACTGATCCACCTTACGGGATAGACGTACACAACTTAGCTATTACGACGGGAGGTGAAACAGGTGGAAGTATCACAACAACTAGTGTTACCTATGACGACAGTGAAAGCTATGCTAAAACTCTTCTTGAACGACTGTGCGTTGAATCTTACAGAATTACAAAGGAGACAGGACACGCTTATTTTTTCTGCGGGAAAACCATCTTTGAGTGGCTCAAATGTAGAATGGAAGCTGCAGGTTGGCTTGTATTTCAATGGCCCATTATCTGGGCAAAGCGAGAAACAGGACAAAACAACCAGCCAGAGAAGTGGCCAAGTGCTGCATATGAGGCTATTCTATTTGCAAGAAAACCAAACTCTTGTCTTGTTCTGCAAGGACGACCCGACTGGATTCAGTGTGATCCAGTACTTCCATCCCAACGACTTCATCAAGCAGAGAAACCAGTAGAGTTATGTAAAGAACTGATTTCTAGGTGTTGTATGCCTGGGCAGAATCTTATTGATCCTTGTATGGGAAGCGGAGCAATTATTGAAGCTGGTGTACAGATGAAAGTTCTTAGCATGGGATGCGAGAAAGATAGAAGTATCTACGCAAGTGCTGTCTCAAGGATGGCTAAGGGAAAGGAGAAGTAGGATGCGTGAAACAGTACTAGGAGAAAGAATTCCATTCGGACTTAGTAAAAGAGATACAAGCTATAACTACTATTGTTATTTCTTACATCTTCCAGTATTTATATTACATACACGTAAGTATGATATCGACAGCGATGAAGTAAAGTATGGATGGTGGATACGCAGTATTGTATTTCGATTTCAAACTAACTATGGATGGTGGCTTTATGAAAGAATAGAGAAGAAACAAAATGGAAAAGAAAAGAAATGTAAAGTGTAACTGGTGCAAGGGTAAAGGGTATCAGCGTATGAGAGACTACGGTAAACGTACATGCCTTAACTGCCATGGCACAGGTTGTGGTACGGATGGAGGCAGCGCAACAAAGTTGAAAGAGGAGGTGGACTGATGGTTAAGGTAAAGTTTTATCTTAGGGATAAAAAAGAGGTAGTTATGGAGATGAAATCTTTTGAGCCAGAAAAATTTAATTTCTCTGCTGCTAATGAGTTTAGATGCAGTAACAAAACTACTGTAGTAGCTCCAAATAGTGTACTATACTTTGAAGCTTCGGAGACAGACTAATGGCAATTACACCAGTAAAGAAACTATTCAAAGCAACGGGAGAACCTATCTTTGTCTATAGAACTGAGGATGGTTCTGAGTTCTTTGACATTGACGAGGCAATAGAGTACGACAACAAGTATATAGAAGAACATACTGCATCAACTCCTGTTACCTATGACTACGTCTGGAGTATACAGGAAGCAATCAACATGGCAGTAAAGGAGAACAGAGTTGTTAGGTTCATCTGGGAGAAATCTAACGAGGAAATAAGAAAAGATATAGTTGATTTGAAGAATTGTAAGATAATGAAACGGGATAGAGAGGCAAAGGATATGGCTGTTATCCCGCCGGGTATTGAGGATTTTGTATTCTAAAGGGAGGTTAATAGTGATAGTAAATACTGAAGGTCCTGACGATGCTACCATTATGCTTGTTGGTGAAGCACCAGGAGATGAAGAGGATAAAACTGGTAGACCATTTATAGGTCCAGCAGGACATACTCTTGACAACATTCTAGCGCAGGCAGGAGTAGCTCGTTACCAGTGCCTAGTTACTAACGTCGCAAGAGAACGTCCACCAGCAAATAAGATATCCTACTTCTTTGAGGATAAGAAATGTACCATTCCTAAGCCCAAACTCATAGCTTGGATTCAGAAATTAAAGGAGGAAATAGAACTTTACAAACCTAACATAATTGTAGCTCTTGGCGCAACAGCACTTTGGGCATTAACAGGTGAAAAGAAAATCTCTGACTTTAGGGGATACGTACTTCCTTGTACGCTTGTTCCAGGAAAAAAGGTACTCGCAACGTACCATCCGCAAGCAGTAAACTACGAGTGGAAGTTATTCTTTCCTAGCGTCCTTGATCTTCGCAAAGCTTTAAGGCACAGCAAGACATCTGAGATGCTTGATCCTATACAGACCTTTATCCCGAACGCAGATGTCAGACAGTTCGTTGCTTACATGGAAGAGTGCATTGCTCGTCCTGAGTGGGAGTATCTCTCTGTAGATGTTGAGACTCTTCAACCTGGAAGTCATATCGAAGAACTTGGTCTCAGTCACGATCCAAGTTTTGGAATATCTATCTTCCTAATCAAAGGTCGTGCTCATGCGCTTCCAGAGAAAGATGAACTACTTGTCTGGCAGACCTTTGCAAGACTACTTGCCAGCGGTAAGAAGATTGTTGCGCAGAATGGAACGTATGATATTGGAGTCTTGTGGTACAACAATCATATACTGATTGAGAAGCTCCATATAGATACTCTTATTGCTGCGCATGTATGTTGGCCAGAACTACCCCGTGATCTAGGATTCCTTGGCTCCATCTGTCTTGATGTTCCACCTTGGAAAAATAGCTCAAAGTCAAACGTATATAATCCTGCTGACGCAGCTAATACTCTTGGCATCGCATTTGTTCTTGATAAGGAAATTGATAAGCAGAACGTACGCTCTACCTTTGACTTCGAGATGAGTATGATTCCACCATCTCTTACCATGCAGCTTCGGGGAGTTAAAGTTAACAGGCAGAAACAGCAGGAGCTTCTTACTGAGTGGAGAGCTAAGCGAACTGAACTTGAAGATCTTTTATTTAAGACCATTGGCAGGAAAGTAAACTTCAGTAGCCCTAAACAAATGCAGCAACTACTGTACTTTGAGCTTGGTTTACCTGTACAGTACAAACGTAGGAAGTCTATAGAAGAAACCAAAACTATGACTACAGACGCTAACACTCTGCGCGTCTTGTCAAGAATTGTTCCAGACAATCCGATCTTTAATTTAATTCTGGCATATAAGAAAGCTGATATGTTGATTAATAATTTCTTAGACATTGAGCTTTCTCCAGAAGACAGAGTACATACCAGTTATAATATCACCGGTGCTTCCAGTGATGATGAAGAAGATACTAAGAAAACCAAACGCAGTTTTGGTAGGTGGAGTTCTTCTGCTTCAATCATTCTTCCTTACGGAAGCGGAAATCTTCAGAACATTCCATCCGAAGCTAGGAAAATGTATACAGCAAGACCTGGATGGAGCATTATACAGGCAGATTATTCTCAGGCCGAGGCTGTAGTTGTTGCGTATCTGACTGGCGATTACAAACTGCAGAAGATGTTCAAGGATTCCTTTGGTCTTTCCAAGACTGAGAAGAAAAAGTACGATGTGCATAAGATGACTATCGCACTGATGCTTGGGATAGCTATTGCAGAAGTTACTGAAGACCAACGTGATGCTGGTAAGACAGTCAGACATGCAACTAGTTATTCAGCTGGCCCACAAGTCTTAGCTAATAGACTTGGCATTACCTTAAAGGAAGCTAAGCTTCTAATGGAAATGTACCATAGAGCTAATCCTCAGTTGAAAAGTTGGTATCAAAGAATACAGCAGGAGTTAAAGCTTACTCGAACATTGCGTAACTTGTTTGGGCGGAAGCATAGATTCTTGGATCGTTGGGCAGACTCCTTATTTCGTAGTGCATATTCATTCATCCCTCAGTCAACTGTCGGGGACTTGCTGAACAAGGCTCTACTCAGTATGTATGATGGTTTGCTAACTATTCCTTACGAGATTGAGTTTATGTTTCAGCTCCATGACGCAATCTACATTATGGTAGAGGATGAGAATGTTATTCCTGCTATTCACTACATGCGTAAGCATATGTTAATTCCATTGACTTACGGGAATGAGGAATTTACTATTGATGCTGACTTTAAGGTCCATACTTCATGGGCTGAGGGAAAAGATGTTGACATTAATTGGAGGGGGGTAGAGGTATGACAGACTCTCAAGCCATTGCTTCTCACGAGGCAACAGTAATTAAAACAGTAAACACTATTGCTGAAAGAGATCAGGTAGTAAGGCAGATCTATGATACACTACAGTCTGACCATGCTACTCAATTTCTTATTAAAAGATCAGCAAATCGTATACACATTTATCATAACGCTGGCAACGGAATAAAGATTCCTATTCGTACTTATATAGTAATTGTGCTCCCCATCGCTATAGACCTAAGTGCACTGAATGGCTTTTACGGGTCGGTAGACTTTGATCTCGATGATACAATCACTCACTTACAATCTATCATTTCTAAGTTACATTCTATGCAGGGACACAAAATTATAAGGGGAAGTAACAATGTCGAGACATTTAAGCAACTGGCTAGAAGCTTATCAACTCCTACAGGAGAACACAGAACCAGCAAAACTATTTGATGTATGGACGGGGTATTCAGTTATAGCAGCAGCACTAAGACGTAAGATATGTCTCCAACTTGGAAGGCTTGTCTACTATCCAAATATCTATGTGGTATTTGTTGCCGAGCCTGGGGTCGCGCGAAAGACACAGGCTATTAAATACGGAGCTAGCTTTCTTGAAACCATTCCTGAGATAAAGGTTAGCTCCGACTCAGCAACAAAGGAAGCAATGACAGATGACATACACGACAGTGGAATGAACGCTCTTCAAATCAGTGGAGAAGAACTTAGACATAGCTCTTTGAATATTATCTCCAAAGAATTTGAATCATTCCTTGGGCAGAAGAAAGAAAACACCCGGATGCTTACTGCTTTGACAGATTTATTTGATTGCCCAGATACATGGTCAAGTCGGACTCGACATAGTGGTTCAGCAATCATTATTCGACCATGGCTGAATCTACTTGCAGCTACTACTCCTGATAGCTTAGCCAGCTCCCTTCCCGCTAGTGCAGTTGGTGGCGGACTTACTTCCCGAATTCTATTCGTCTGGGCAGATAAGAAAAAGAGGTCTGTGGCTGTACCAGAAATGACAGAAGCAGAAGTAATACTTAAAGGGCAACTTGAAAAGGATCTCTACCAAATCAGTCGTATGACAGGTGACTATGCTATGACAGGTGACTGTCTGAAGAAGTGGATAGAGTGGTATGATAGTTTTGACGAGGATGAATCTGGGGAGAGAATATGCATGGATAAATCCTTTAGTGGATGGTACTCTAGAAAACCTACGTATATACTCAAAGTAGCTATGCTCCGCGCAGCTGCTGAATCAAATGAGCTTTTACTTAGGTGGTCTCATGTTGAAGAATCGCTTAAAGAAATTATTCGAGTCGAGCACGTTATGGGTAACGCCTTTACAGCTATTGGTAAATCGGATATCTCTGCAGATGTAGATAATGTCTTACAAATTATTCGAGCGCATAAATGGATTACAGAGAAGAAGTTAATGTCAAGCATATGGCGAGATGTAGATGCTAATAAATTTGAGAATGTTATAGATACTTTGTTGAAGACTGGCAAGGTTCGAAGAGAATTTAAAGGTCCTAAGGGAGAAGTAGGAATTTGGTACAAGAGTATGGAGGTAGCATAATGAAGTTTCTAATAATAGCATTGTTCTGGTTGATGTATGGCTTAATGGATAAGAACCTTCCCGATTGGCTTGGAGCAGTTTTATTCCTACTAGGTATCTGTGCTACTGCTTTACTGCTCCAGACAAATGTTTAATTTTTGACCTTTCTTAAATAATGATTACTAACTCTGTAGTCCCTGTCCGGCAGTTGTTTTTGGTCAAGATGTTGTGGTAAACTATTAACCAGGATCAATACGCGGAGGCAGGGACTACAAACTACAAAGCCACCTTCCGGTGGCTCTGTTTTATTTATTAATGCCTAGTACAGTTTCATAACACTGAATTTGCAACTCAAGGTTCTTCGCGTACTCAACCTCCTCAAGAAGTTTAGTAAGTAGGAATGGGATAGATGGAACCTTGTCTACCTTCTCCCATGCAATAGGTGATGGTGGTGGACAGTATATCTGTGTAGGTTTAATTACTATCGGAGTCGGACAGCACCCCATTACTAAGATCAACAATACTATTATAACTACTAACAACTTCTTCATCAGTCATTCCCTCCTTAATAGATGCCTGTATTTTCTGAGCCTGCTTGCGTAAAATCTTTTCCTTCTCTACCTGAATTTTAACCTGATCAATTGAAACCTTGTACTGATTATTTTCGGTAGTAAGGGCATCTATCATCGCATCCTTTGTTTTGAGTTGAGCTTCTATTTTCCCCAGCTTGACATCTTTCACACCGAGTGCGATGTATTGGCCAAGTGCATAGATACACAATAGTCCTACGGCCACGACCAAGAGAGTAATCGCAATGTTCTTCGGGTTCTTTATGTAATTCCAGATTATTGTCCACCACATATTTTCTCCTTTACCAATAAGCCATTCCATCTGTTGAAGTACTATACTGTTGCCCCTTCCTCCATACCTGAACTGAGTAGTCATAATTTACATCGCACAGGTCTAAAATACCCCACTTAAATTTTAACTTTCTTCTCAAACACTGTGCTTTCATCTTCTCCCAGTTGACTTCTTTACCTGCTCTCAGATACTCTTTATAAAGATTTGTCCTCCCTCCATTGTAAATCTGATAATCTGCAAACAGTAACCCTGTCCAGTTTTCCTTCTCATGAATCCTGTGCATGTAAAAGGCTTGAGCTCGAATTGCATCTTTGGGATTCATCATATCAAGTTGCTCACCCATTAACTCTTCAATCCAGATTTCTGTCTTGGGCATGAACTGAGCAATTCCCTGTCCAGCATCAAAGGCAGTAACATTGGCTCGACATAAAGACTCCTGCTCAAGCTGTCCTACTCCGTACCAGTAAGGATACATTAAACCAAACTGAATTGTATGCGCTATTCTAACTTCTTTCACATACTGTTTACATCTATCCATTCCATAGACAGGAGAAATCAGCAAGCACATAATAAAAATACTGACTATCTTTCCCATTAACCTCCCCATGCCCATCCTAAGATATGAGCTACATACCAAGTGCCAAGAAATCCTACTCCCCAGCCATGATGCTCTTCAATTAATTTACTCAGATCCATATACGGGAATAGAAAGTACCTAGAAGTATGTCCAGTTAAAACTCCTAAAGATACTGGCATACCTTTCTGAATCATAAGGGCTAATAGTTTATACTGCGGAGTTTGTTCCCAGTAATTAAATGGTAGTAGAAATGTAAGTCCTACCAGTAAAAATAAAACAATAACTTCAACTATTGATCGTTTAAATCTACTCATTTCTATCTCCTACTTAAACAAAGTTAACAACTTAGCTAGCCCATCTTTTACTAATTCATTAGTAAGATTAAGTGAGGCTAGTATAAGTACTAACAGAATTATACCTTTAAGTGTGCACCAAAATAGATTATCTCTGATCTGTGTCATAGAGTTTCTGAACCATGAAAATTCTTCTAGAGTCTCAACTCTATCTTTAATCTTACCACATGCTTCTGAACTAACCTCACGCTCCACTTTCATAGTCTCACATATTTCTCTCATTTCTTCACAGACATCTTCTATCTTATCAGACATTCCATTAGAAACAATCCTCTTAACGTCAGTAAGTTGCGCAGAAGTCTCATTCAATCTATCAAAGACCTCTTTTTGATTCTCCAGAACTATTTTCATTTGTGCTGACACAGTAGCTATCATAATAATAAATCCCTCATGATTGCCACATGTCAGACCTGATCGTCTATCTTCTCCACCACGCTGATCGAATTGTATAGGATTGTCTGGCATTAGTAAATCTCTCCTTCTCTGTTAAGTTGATACTCCATCTGCTTTCTACTTCTACCCATTTCCTCTAGTGTCATATTTCTTCGCTTAAGCTCATTCATAATCTGCTCATCCGTCGGGACAATCTTATACTTTGTAGCTAAGTCTATCAGTGTATCATCGTCACCTTCTATGATAGCAACAGTCATTTCATTAAGAACTTCTCTTCTTTCCAGTTCTAAATTCCTAGCCTTGCTGTAATTCAAAGAAACTCTTTTCTCCTCTGCAGTCTTTGGACCAAAAGTACGCTGAAAAAGTTGTTTACCAGTAAGCCTGTACTTCAGATGTCCCTTTGTATCTTTAACAGGATACTCCCCATCAGAACTATCTCGTACAGCTGTGTAAGCTTCTATTAGTCTTGCAGCCATAATTGGCATAAGCTCTTTACCTAACTGTTGCATACCTTTTCCCTGCCCTGCTGCTTCTGCTATACTAAGAAGGCCAGATGCAACAGGCCCAGGCCCTGAGGGAAGCAGTCCAGAACCAAGCTCAACAGTTTGTTTCAGATGCCTTAATGCACCTTTAGTATCTCCCTCTCCAGCACTTTTAATCGCGCTAAACAATTCTCCCCAGGTTATACCAACCCCAAGTGCGTTAGAAAGATCAATATCAAGGAATTCCTGTAGGGTGTAATTGATTCCTGTTGTGTAACCAATGTACTTAATCAGTGCAACAGGATCATTCTTCATAAGTCTGTAAAGAAATCTGATCTGCTTAAGAGGATACGAAGAGAACTGAAATGCAACTCTTCCTACTGGACTCCAAAATAGCTTAGGCATACCCAGCTTCCCATATCTGAACTGCGTCTCATGTACAGTCTCCATTCCCTTCTTCTTAGCAAAGGCCTCTAATGCTTCCTTAGTAAGACCCCTCTTTATACCCGCATCCTTACCTTTCAAATATCCTGCTATAAAGGCAATCTTTCTATTTCCTAGTTCAACATTATTGAACATAAATCTAGCGGCATTGTTTAGTACTTCTAGTCCTGCACTCTTACCACCCTCTGTCAAAACATTAGGAACTTCTCGTGCTATACCAGTCTCAGCAAATAACTCCTTCGCTCGTGCATGATCTGTAAGAAGCATTTTACCAGCTTCAACTACATACTTCTCACCAACGTAAGCTAGTGTATTTACATTCTGTGAAAGGTTGACTAATGCACTGCGCGGATTGAATCCCAGGGTTCGAATCCACTCAAAGGTAGTAATAGCATTAGCTATTTTATTTAATGGGCTTGTATCATGCCCCATGTATCTGTCCATAAAAGCTTGCAGGTATGGTTTCAACTCTGGATCAACATCATTAAACCATTCTTTAACAACCTGCTTTCGTGCTGGCTCATCATACATCTTTCTAGCAAGTCCAAATAGGTAAGTCTCATAAGACTTCAAAGCACTACGTCCGTATCCCTTCTTACCTGTACGAGGATTAAAGAACCTAAAAGATATCTCTCCAGGTAAATTTCTAAAGGAGATATACTTTCCGCCTTTAAGATTAACAACAGCAGACTCTAGTTTCTGAAGTTTCTCTGTATAAGTCTTTGCTCTTGTTAGTAACCTCTTCTCTGATCTTGTTAGTACAGTTTTTCCCATAGTAGCACGAACTTGGATATCTATCTTTGCTAGGTTATCTTTTAACTCCTTTATATCTAACTCAAAGATTTTAATTAATTCTTTAGGCTCAAACATATGAGGAAAGTATTGTTCTATTCTTCTACTAAGAATAATATATGCTTCTCTTTCACCTTCAGGTAGTTTATCTATAAAATCCTTATTTAGAAAGTCAATCATTTCTTGACGCTTATCTCTATACTCTAAAAGATCATCGCCCTTAAGTTCATTGACCTTTCTATTTCCTCGAATTTCTCTAGCTTGTGCAGCTAGCGTATTGTACTCCTGAAGTCTAGCAGCATCAAGATCTGCAATCTTACTTCGTTTAGGCATCTTGTTACTTACATAGTGTAAGACTCTCTGGTATGCCTCTTCACTTCCTGCAAATGTTCTTGCTGCTTTATGGATCAGGAAGTCATAGTTAGTCTTAAAGAAATTGTATGCTGTGCGCTCCTTTGTGGTAAGAGTATCTGGCGAAATTACTCCATCTAACGCATCAGCAACTCTAGCGTCTGAATCTGAGCCTTTCTTAATTCCTTTAGTAGCTTTGGTGTACTCAGTAAAGTGCGGGTCAATAAATCTATTACTTCCCTCTTCCGCATCCACAAATCTCCAGAAGGATTTACTTGCGTTAGGGTCTTTATGAAGTACACTCTGTGGATCATAGAGTAAATGCTTCAACTCTCTCGTTCCCACATGTGCCATATCACTAACACTTTTAATTACCGGAGACTTCTCTTTAAGAATCTCATGAGCTTCTTTAGTTAGTCCAGCAGCACGTTTACCTAAGTCTACAATCTTAGTAGGGTCAATGCCGGAGTATAGTGTGAAAGACTCGGGAGTCTTAGCAGTGATGGGGGTGGAGGGAACCCTGCCTACGCCACGAAACTCTTCTAAACTTGCACTAAATGCTAGGGCCTCTTTATATGCATTATCTGCATCTTTTGCGAGCTTATTGTAAATACTATCTTGCCCTAAGTTAAGTGCTTTTAACGCATCTTTATTACCACTAGCTACAATTTTATCATCATATTCTTGTACTAGCCTATCAGCATCTGCGGACTTACGATTTAGTTCCTGAAGGCGAGCATCATTGTATGGAGTATGCTTACCAATCTCCTCTACTCCCTCCTTACCATACTTCTTAACTAAGGAAGGAATGGTAACATCGTAAAGACGTTTGAGTCCTTCACCGCCAACCTTGAGGTCGAGGCCAGCGTATGTGCCAGCTTCTTGCTTCTTTATCTTTTCTCCAAACTCTTTACCAATTACTTCAGCAATATCTTTATTCTTAAATGGGCCATCAGTTATGATAGTTCCATCTGGCTTTACACTTATTATTTCAGTACCGTTGTTCTTAATAGCAATATGAACTCTACGGTTGTCATGAGGTTCTCTTCTCCAAATAATAGAATCCACCTGCTTACTCAGATCATACCTCTTCGCCTGCATCTCCCCAGTCGTCCAAGCAACCTTATCAAAACCATTCTCCTTAGCATACGCCAGCACCCTCTTCACTCCAATATCGTAGATACGCTTGCGAAGAGATTCTGGCATCCTAGCCTGATTGGCATCACTCGGGCCTTGGATTTCCTCTACGAAGAGGGTTCGCTTTCCATCTATCTCCCTCTCGTTAAATCTGATTCGGACGATGGGGTTCGAGATGTTAGAGTAAGCGGAGTGACCATCTTGCCACACCATAGAAATCTTTTCCTTCTCTGGAAAACCAAGTCTTATTCGCGTAGGAAGATTAGTAACTTCGGTTACTTCTCTTGGCGCCGTAACAAACAACTCCCTATAACTTCCTTCTTTTGCTCCGGGCTCGACGTACATGGAAAAGTGAGTTGGTGTATCTGGAGGAAGTGCTAATATACGATTAGTAGCTTCTCCTCTAGTTATTTTACCACTTGCTTCTAATAGGTTTATATCTCTTAGTTGTTGGCTATGAACATCTGATTCCCCTAGCACAACATCTTCAAACTTAGTACCATTCAAGACCATTTCATCCCGCAGTTTTTGCTTTGTTACAACTCCACTTAACTCCCCAAATACCTTACTATACTCAGCAGGAGTTACACCATTATTCAGCAGAGTTTTCTTTAACTGCTCAACCTCAATCTTACCGCCAACCTTAGAGTCCACAACCTGTTCAAGCTTAGAATAAAAGGGAGTAACAGGAATATCATCCAGTTTCAACCCATACACTTTCATGTATTCGTTTAGACTCTTACCTACTTTCCAAGCCTCTTCCTTAAATCCATCAAGGTCATTCTGAAGTCTTTGTCTTGCAGCTGTTTGCTCAGGAGTTCTCGGTCCAATGTCTTTACCAACAGCACCTTTAGTACCAAGTGAAGTATTTATATCACCAAGAATCTCATCTAGACTTCGATGTAGTTCAGCAGGTACTTCTACTTTTTCCCCAGCCTTTTGTTCAATTTTTGACCTTTCTGGAATGATCTTCTCATTACCAGCTTTCTCAAATTCAGCCACCTTACTCTGTAACTTCATTGCAACATCATCGCCAACCTTCACACTAAACGTAGCACCATAGTCTGGCTCAGTAAACATAAAGATTTCTTTGTCACCCTTACCCATAGCCCCATTGTACTTAAGATTAAGCTCTTTAGCGATACCTTCACTATTAGTCTTATCAAGAATAGTAGAAATCTCCTCACCAGGAAGTTCAAGAGATTCATACTCCTCATCAAATATAGTATGTTCTTTAGGTTTCACCTCTGCCTTTGGAACTTGTTCTTCAGAGATAAATCTTTTCGCAGCAGGCTCAACTGGCTCTATTGGCTCCACTGCCATTCGATCTAACTCTTTACTATCAAGACGGAGTTCTACTGGAGACGAAGGCTTAGGCTTATCCTTTAGCAATGCATCCCTCGCAATACTCTTTAGTTCTCCGCCCTTTTTAAATACCTTAGCGCCACCAGCAAATTCTCCAGCCATCCTAGCAAGAAATTGAGCAGGTTCTCCAAAACCTAAGCCCTTTGCAGTTCCAGCAAGTGCCGTACCGGCAGCAACAGGTACATCTGCCAGAACATTCATAGGAGTAACTGCACGTTTAAGTGCAGCAGTTATAGTAGGATCATCAGGACTAACATCTGCCGGAGTAAAAAATCTTTTAGCAGATTCAGTTGTTGGCGGTGGCGTAGCAAACTTACCAGCAACTTCTTCTATCTGTTCCATATATGGTTTACTACTTCGTAAAGCCGGAATAGGATTAGGAATCCCCATGTAATCAAATATAGCATTAGGTATAGCTTTTGCTGTTGCGCCAACTCCATATCCAGTAATCCCAGAAATAAGTCCCTCAGCAGCTTCTACCGGCCCCATCACTGTCTCACGTAGAGCATTAACTCCTTTGTGAAAGGTGGAATCCTTGTAGGTTAGAGGAGGATCAAGTTTAATAGGATCAAGCTTTAAACCGCTTGTTTTAGTAGGACTAGTCTTAATAGGATCAAGTCTAAGAGATGTATTCAGCATTATTTACTCCATCGCATCAACAGGATTTCCACTCATATCATACAATCTACCATCTGGCATTTGATACAATTTAACAGTTCCGCCATTAGCAGTACGAAGTTTAGCACCTTCAGGAATAGTGGACTTATCTTTCTTTCCCCCCCTGCTCAGTAATTCTTCCATTCGTTTATCAGCAATAGTAGCTGACGAATATGGTGCTTTTGCTTCAGCAATTGCTCCAGCAACTCCACCCTTCAAATATCTTTCGTAGTCCCAAGGTCGCATTGGTTGACCTGTCTTACCAGGGCCTGATGGATGTTTACCTTCTTTTTTCTCCTGCTCAAATATATTAAGATAAGTCTGATACTTTCTCTCAAACTCAGTCCCTTTACTAGCTTCCAGTGCACGTTCTCTAGCTGTTAGTGACCTTTCGGATATATCAATCATTCTTTCTTTAGCAGCATTTAAAGCATTTTGAGTTCTTTCTCTTAAATCCTGTACTGTATTAAACTGACTAATCTTCATATCCATTACCATCTGCTTCAACTCCGCTGATGTATCAGCAGCATACATCTGACTTCTTAGTGCTGCACCTTTAACAGGATCATATTTACTAATAATATCTGCAGCTTTATTAAGATACTCCCTATCAGGATTCTTACCTGCTGCCTTCCATGCATCAGACTGATTAGCATAAGTAGTATCACCAATCGTAACAGGCTGATCCATTCTTGACACGAACTCCCTCATCTCCTCATTAGCCTTAACTGCACCCTCCGCACCAGTCACCTGTGCAGTAGCAAGTCTCCTTCTAAGCAGTTCATTCGGAGCATCATACTCTCTTTTAATCCTTGTTGCATACCCTTCCTGTGCCATCTGTGCAGCACCTGCACCAAGTCTACCCATAGGAGTATCAGGTGCAAGAGCATTACTTGCCATCCCAGCCATACGAACAAACTGATCAAGTGGAAGTTTACCTACGACAGGCTGACCCCAGTACTCAGAAACAGAATCCTTAGGTAAGGACGGATCAGCAAGTGTTGGTAGAGCAGCAGGTTGCTGAAGTGCTGTTTGTGGAACAGGCTGTTGCTGTACTGGCTGCAATGTATTTGTTACTGGAGGAACAGCTGCCATAGGTTGCTCGGCAGTTTTAGGTGCAGCAAAATCTGGGCTATCTACTTTTCTGTTTGGGTATAAGGCAGGAACTTCGCTATCACCAAAATCTGTGGCAGCAGCTAGAAAGTTCTTGGGCGGTTCTTTGTGCACAGTCTCACCAAGTTTTCTTTTCCTTAGAAAATTACTATTCAAAGCGTTCATATTTTCCCCTTCTTATTCAAACAACATTATTGCTAGACCAACAACAAATCCAATTATAGCTCCAATAGCAGTACCCCATCCAGGCAATATAGACGAACCAATACTTGCGCCAGTTGCAGTATAACTTAAAACTAACAAAGTCTTAGAAAGCGTAGATCTTTTTCGCATCCCCATCTTATTATAATACGAAAGAGGGTTATACGCACCTAGAGCAGTTCTCTCAAAGTCAAGTACTTCCATTCCCCATAGTGCATCTCTAGTCTTTGCCTTAAAATTCTCTTCCCTACTTTGAAGTAGGGCAAGATAGTATAGCTTAATAGTATTTGCATAAGTATCCACTACCTGCTTCTTCCAGTTAAGACTACTGATGTAAGCATTTTCAGCAGACACTACAATATCATACTTAAGATCAGCACTTAATTTAGCTAAATCCTTTACCCAATTTCGTTCTATCTGCGCTCTACCTATAACAAAGGAACTACTCTCAACAGCATTTATTTCACGCAACTTAAGCATGAAGTCTGTTTCAGTAGTCTTTAAGTTATCTCTACTTATATCTGACTCCGAAGCTACAACACTATCAGTCTCACTCTGCTCAAACTGTCTGGCAAAGATTTCTCCCCACAATGCTTCAATATCTAAACCTGCCATAAACTTCCCGAACATCTCGTACAGTGTGGGAAAATTAGCCAGTAGCCATCCTTCCGCAAAAAAGGCATCTTCGGCATCGTACTCTGGAAATGTAGCCCAAGGAGATAGATCAATAACAACTGCTCGATTTGAAGCTACATCAGCTAGCATAGTGCTATGCCTATTCTCAATATACGGAGCATATCGTTTAGTCTTACTTGAATTTCCAGATGAACTACTTCCGCCCATAACAGTCTCCTTAGTAAGTCAATGCTGCTGCTGCACCTAATACTGCTCCGACACCTGCGCCCCAACCAGCATATGTAGTTCCCGCTGTGGCAGCAGTAGTTGTAGTTGCGGCAGTTCCAGCCTGATTAGTTATCTGCCCACCTATCATAGCTCCCATAGCAGCTCCACTCAATGCCCCACTAATAACTCTACTTGCAGTAGAAGCACCAGCAACATCTGTCTTTGAATTCGTTGCACCCTGTAATGCACCCAAAGCTGCACGCTCAAAATCAAGAACTGTAAAAGGCCAGAGTAAATTCTTAGCTGCCATAGAATAATTAATCTCATCTACATCTGTCTTAACCGAGTAGTAAAGTTTAATAATTTCAGCGTACGTTCCAACAACTAACTTGTTCCAGTTTAGATGTGCGTTGTATCTTTCCTGAGCTACGGGAATCAGCCTATACTTTAAATCAGCTGAAAACTTAGCAATCATCTTTGTCTTGGCTTCGTCTATTAAAGACTTTCCTACAACAAAGCTGCTGCTCATCACAGCATTAATATCCCGCATCCCAGTCTGCAACCTAGGCAGAGAATTCTCTTCAACTTCATCTTCAAGTAAAGCTGACTCTGCACTAACCAAGTTACTAACTGTAGATGAGTTAACAGTCCCCTCGAATATCTGCACCCACAGTGCTTCAATATCCAACCCTGCCATGAACTTTCCAAACATATCATAGAGCGTTGGGAAGCTAGCTATAGTATATCCTGTACCAAAGAACGCAGCATCGACATCAATGTCTACATAGTCTGCAAACGGAGATTCATCAATTATTGCAACTCGCTCAGCATATATAGTCTCAAGAAAGTTCTGATGTCTTGTTTCGATATACGGAGCATATCTAAGTGTCTGCGACGTATTTTTAGGCGTACTGCTTCCACCACCCATAATAATCTCCCTTACAAAATATGCGAAAAGGTTCTAGATACTTCAGTAAATCCACAGCTATATCCAATATCCCAGATGCGAGAATTACCAGATATAAATCCTACACTAGTACAGTCTTCTTTCTTAGCATACTCTCTAAGTATTCCAAGATCTCTGTACCACACATCATCAGGAACAAGTTTCCAAGAATAAGCTACTTGAATAAACAACTGCTTCTCTTCTGTCTGAGGGCTAAACTTAATTCGAGTAATACTTAATGCTACTAATCGTCTTTCTTCATTAAGTCTAAGCCAGCATTGTGCTTTGTTATTAAGCAGCGCGTGAAGTAACTCATTTACATACGGTCCTGCGTCAGTACTTTTAACTTCATCTGCACTTACACAGGCCAACTTTATTGCCTCCCAAAACACTGGTACTTGCTGAGGAAGGAGTTTATAAAACGTATTAGTAGGCATTAGCAACTCCATTCACTTTAATATAGTCAAGTTTAAACTGCTCATAAGTAAGAGTTCTTGCTCTAAATCTAAACTCTCCACCATACGCCACAATAAATACTCTACCGTAAGAATTAGTAACATACCAAGGAGTAGTAGTAAAGTCTTCTGACTTATCTCTCCTATAATCTACAGCTGCATAAAGAGCGATATCTAGATCTGTTCCAAATTCTAAAGAGTAGATAGTCTTACCACCCCTAACTCCCATGTCATAAATATCAGTACAAATTTCAAAAGGCTCAGTAGTAATTGTACCTGCCGCGGTAGTATACAGCACACCTGATTGATAAGTAATGCCAGTTATATTACCCTGGCACTTTCCTAAACTCCCATCCTCAGAATTATATACATAACCTAAAGTCCCATCACAGATATAGACTAAGTTATTAAGTGCATCATAGGAAACAACAATACTATCACTTAACTTAGACAGATATTCTTCATATCCAAGCTTCTTCATTTCGTCTGCTAGCTTCCACAACTGTCCAATCTTATCAACAAAGAAATGTTTAGTATCATCACCACCTACTGCATGTTTACCCTTCAGTCCTACCCTATACACAGTAGTCAAACCAAAAATAGTGCCAGATGGAATAAGCATGGAAACTCCATTCTCCCCATAAACTACTGGCTTACCTCTAAGCTTTAATACTCTATATACCCAACCCTTCCAGTCTAGCGGACGCTTACCCTGAACATTACTCTTTCCTAGTGTAAAGTTTAGTGATCCAATATCTGACCAAGCTACCCAGTTCTTTTCTGTCCCGCCAGTAAATGGTACAAAAGTTACTCCACTATCTGTTGCTTCTTCTGAAATAAGCGTAAGTGAAACAGATATAACATTATCTGTACCAGTTATTGTAACTGACTCAGCCCATTCACCTTCAAGAGTAATAGTTATTGGTGTTACTACATTTTCACTTATAGTAAAAGCAACAAAGTCACCTATGATAGTAACAGTAGAAGTAATAACACCCTGGTAATCAACCCCATTTGCATCTGCATCTTGGCAGTCAAAAGTAGTATCAAGTAGGGGATTTACAGCTGCTGGAGTAATGTTATAAATTAAACCAGTACACTCAATGCTTACCTCAGCAGTACCATCTGGAATAGTTGCATCATTAGCAGAACCAACAAGGTAAGATAATGGTTGCACAGCAGATACATAGTCTACCCGCTTTATAGGTAATGTGATCTTAGACATTATCGATCCTCAGTAAACATTAAATATCAATTACTGCATAAGCATCTACAACTCCATTAGTAGCAAGATTCCAAAGTACAATACTTGAACTGACTGGAATAACAAGACCCTCTGGAAACGTCCATATAACTCCAGCACCTACTGTAGCCGGAAGACTTATTCTTCTAAGAAAAGCTGTCGGAACAGTAGGACCAGTTCCCCAAGCTAGTGCTGACGAAACTACCAAAGCAGCAATCACATCATTAGGATCCTGTGGAAGAAAGTTAACAGGACTAGTTGGAGTAATTCCTGTTGCTGCTGGCCTACCTAAGCCATAAGTAGATGCCGTTCCTGCTGCAAGAGTAAGTCCAATTTCTAATACCCTCGCTCTTCCAGGAGTTGCTCCTGTGCATATTTCCCATGCTGCTGCTTCGTCAGTTCCTGACGTCGTCCGTACACCTAGAGTTACTTTCATCTTATTTCTCCTTTATGATATTACCGCACTTATGTTTTGAATACGTAGTAAGGTTCCATCTACAGCAGTTAGTGTTTCACCTGCATCAATGAAAGCCACTACCGCATCAGTATAATCATCTCCCGCAGTTGCCGTTGAATCATCATAGATGATTGCGCCTACAGCTACAAGTGATCCTCCCGTTGCTGTCCACTTAGCTTCATTCCATGCAATCGTAGCAGAGTCTCCAGCATCCGCAACAGTTATTGCAACTCCTGTCAGAGTTATTCCTCCTGTAGTGTACCCAAGACCATTTGCTAATTGACTTGCTGAAACATCAGCATAAGCATGATGAGCATCTACGTCAAAAACAAAACCAGTTTTCATTAAAATAATCTTAAACGTATCTGTCAGACCAGTTATCTGTCCTTTAAGTAGCATACCCTTAAAACTATTTGCTATTGCATTAGCCATAGTAACCTCTACCTCTAAGAAATTCTTACTTCAATGTTAGCAACAGTTGCCACTCCACCATCAACCTGAGTCTGCGCCCCACCAAAGTCTATATAACCTATAATAGGATCAGCAGTAGGGGTAGTAACTGTATCATCGAAGATTATTGCCCCAACTACTGGACCAATATCTCCGCCACTTGCAGTCCAAGTTACATTATTCCAAGTAACCGAACACCTATCATTTGTATCATCCTCAGTTACTGCTACACCAGCAAGTGTTTTAGTATTAATAGTGTACCCATACCCTGTTCCAAGTTCATGATCTGAGACATTTGCATATCCATGATCAGTATCTACATCAAAAGTATATCCAGATGCCATAAGAATAATCTTGAAACTATCATTAGCGAAATCAATAACTTTACTTGCCAATAAGAACTTAAGTTTATTTGTCGGTGTTGCTGCCATAACGATCTCCTTTAAGTTAAATGTTAGTTTATGGTGTACGCCATACTACAGGTTCATTTACTATCTCATCCACAATCTCATCTATAACAAGTTGATTGTCATGTGTAGTTGTTATACTCATGACATCAGACCACGATGCTCCATAATCACTACTGAATAAAATCTTATCTCCACCACTTACTTGAGGCATCATACAGGCCATATATCTTCCATTTGAGGACATGGCGCAGTTAATCTTACCCGAATAAACTGCTAATTCTGCAGTTTCATCATAGTAAACTAAATTCCAAGTATACCCATAATCTCTGGACCTAAATATTTTTCTTTGTGTTCCATATAGCATATACTTACCATCGTTTGATATACGAATATTAGTTGTAAGCACATTAGATTTGTAGTATGTTACAGTGTAGTATGTAGCTCCATAATCTCTAGATATAAACATAGTACCTGTTGCAGTACCACTATCAACTATTAGTGCAATATATTTGCAATCTAGTGAAGTATCAAATGGGGCTATGGGATAGTATGCGCCATTACCTCCAAATAATAACGTCCAAGAAGCTCCATAAGTTGTAGATTTATATACAGCACTATTATACCCACCAATCTCTCTGATATAATATACCCCTTCATCAGTAATCTTTAATACACTTCCTGCACCACCTACAACCTGAATAAACGTAGCCCACGTATTTCCGTAATCAGCGCTGCGATACCATATATTAGAAGTATTAGTTTTAAAAGCTAAGTACTGTCCTGAAGGTGACATACTTGGGCACCTAACATTCTGACCTACTGTATTAATATCTGTCCAAGATTCTCCATAATCATTACTAAGTCGCGCTCTAGGATCAAGTGGTGAATCATACACTACAAATTGATACTGGCCATCAGTAGAAAGTAAAATTAATTTAACAGTTCCACCTGCTCGCTCATCAAAAGTAGTCCATGTAACTCCATAGTCTATAGATCTTTTAGTCGTCAATCCTGCAGCAGAGACACCCTCTGTAAATTGATATTTGCCATCATTAGACATATACATGCCATTGTATCTAACTGCCTCTACTATAATATGATCACAAGATAGACAAGTACTTTGAGATGTGTATATACCGCCTATCTTAGTAGCAATAGCTCGATCATCTCTACTAATTGACAAGTACGTACCATCTGACGACATAATCATATCATAGTACTTCTCTACTGGAAATGCTTCTCCTGCTGCATAAGTATACCATTCATAGTGCGAAGGAACCTTATGCCAATGTCCACAGGGTTGATGTTTAGATGTAGCAACTTTAGTAAATCTTGGGTTGTTATTATAACCAAAAACTCTTCTTGCTTCCTCAAAGTCCCAAACTCCCTCACCCTTATCTGCTAACCAGTTTATAGAATCTTGATCTACTGCCCATGGTAATTGGTTCTTACTCTCAGTTATCCATGTACTAGGGAGTCGAACAGCTGGAACAGGTACAACAATTTTAGCTGTGATGGATACACTATAAGTAATTAAGCCTTCTGCTACAAGACCCACAGTTAGGTAAGTAGATGCTGGAATAGAAAGACTACAGGTAATTAAGCCATCTACTACACTACCTATATTGAGGCAAGTAGACGCTGGAATAGACAAACTAGCCTCAATAGGATCTGCAGTAATAGTAATTTCAACTACAACTACCTCTTCTTCTTCCTCTCCCCATGCGCCCCAGGTAGGTTCGACGGCCCGCCAGTTACGGACGATCACATTGTCGAGATATACATCGCGACCAGCCGTCGTTTCATCAGTCAGAAAATAAATTTTCCCGTTAAACGAAGAGAAGACCCTGATCGCAGCATTGTCTTTGGCAACGACGCTATTCAGTATGATGTCGTAAGAGGCGGCGAAGTCAATGTTGTTATATTGCAGAAGATTCCAGGCGTCTGCCGTGATGTTTTTGGTCGTATCGATGGATGTGGTTGTGTAGTACAATAAATTTTCCGAAACATCGACAATAATGGAAAGCATATTCGTACCATTTCCATGGTACATTTGGAGGGAAAGGGTTGCGTTCTCCTTCCAAAGGCTATATCTTATTTCATATTCATTGCTTGCAGCCGCCTGGTTTATCTGCATTTTTGGTGTCGTAGCTCCACCGACCATCTTGCAGCACCTTGATCCGCCCACGGCATGATCCGTTGATATGATGCAGCTTCCCTGTGCGACCGTCCAGGCTCCGCCTACGGCATCGCCATTCGCCCCTCTCTCGAAATCATCAAACAGAATAAAGGTATTCGCCCCGCTGCTTACGATCGCCGCGTCAGCCTTGCCGTAGTACATATAGAACGTGGTATCGCCGGTGCTGATCGAATCAAATTCAATCCAGATCGTGGCAAGCTGGTTCGGGGTGGTACCAGTAATGGACTCAATATAATAATCAAGAAGTGTCTCGCCGTCCGATGTAGTGAAGCGAATATCATTAAAAGTGGATAGGCATTTACCTCCACAATCGACAGATTCCCCTGTGGCCCCAGAAGACTCACCCAATAGCAGTTTCATCTGGTAATTAGATACAGCACCAGATGCCCTGCTCAAGGGAACTGATTTTCTATATGTCCAACCTGTTAACCAACTCATTAACTTAAATTACCAATCTGTGTAGTTGTTACTTCAATACTATCCGCATCAACACACAAACTCGCTCCAAGACCACTCTGGTCAGGAGCACCAACAATAACCTGCCCATTATAATTTAAGATAGACGTAGCAGAAGGAAGTGTAGAAGATGTTGAATACACCTTAGTCAATGCATCCCTAACTACAGCAACACTACCATTACTCAAATATACAAAGTCATAAAAGTCTACAGCAGACCAAGTCCCACTTGCTGCAGATGCTGTGTACTTAACAACCAACTCCCCACCAGTATACTCGTACACTACCTTAGCACTACAAATAATTACCAGATTAGTAAACACAAACAACTGTGGAAAAGGGAACGCATCAGTAATAACTGAGGTATCAATCCTTGTAAGCTCATCTATTACTTCCAACACTCCATCTCTTCCAACAACACTTTGTGCTACTACAAGAAACTTGCTATCTCTTTGAACTCTTGAAGAAGGCCTAAGACCTTTCTTCAACTGCTCAGAAGTAATATCTAAAGTAAAGTCAGTAGACATTATAGAACTCCGTTACCATTTCCAGAGAAATCTACATTACTAAAATCTCTCTTAACAACTTTAGGAATATTAGTCATATCAACATCTTGCATAATTACAATTCTCTTTTTAATTTCAGGTACAGCCTTATCAAGTATTTCTTTATAGTCAAGCAAAGGATTCTCTCCTTCAATCATTTCCACAACACTCTGCACAACATCTTTCTTCCCAGTAAATTCAGGATGCTCTTTATAAAACTCAGAATTAATCTTATGCAAGGTTACATGATTTGTAATCAGATTACCAATTACTTCAGGCAAACTCAGCAACGTCTTCTCAACCGCTTTGTTAATTATCTCATTCTTTTCTTCTTCAGTAATCACTTTACACTCCTTACACATAAGAGTCAGAATTAATAGAATACCTTGCTCCGTTTGCCCCATTTGCAGGAATATGAATAAACACAGGGGAGACTTTATTAGACGCGTTAAAGATGCTTAGAATATTAAGAGCCTTCTCTGCTACCGTAGCTACTTCTGCTGATACTGCTCTACCATACTCAGGAGCTAAACGAATAGCAAGATTATAAATAATAGCTTCTTCATAGAACCCTGGAAATGCAATCGTATCTGTACTAAGTCCAAAGGAACTTGTCTCTGCGAATGGCTTAATAGAATCAATCCATAAAGTCTCAGCAGTATCAGGAACAGGATAAAGATAAATATTAGCAAGAGGGTAGCTCGCATGAAACAGTAAGCTATTAGGTCTACTCACCGTAGTCTTTGCAGTCAGCCCACTATACTGTTGTTCCGACATAATACTTACAGGATGAGTAGTTCCACCTGCGTCCACAATATACGCACCCAAGACTTTATTTGGACGAGTCGAAGTAATATTACCTCCGACTCCCCAAGTATACAAACTTTGTCCAGCTACAAGAGTTGTACTTTCTTTGATTGTAGCAAAGACAACATTACCCATCGCTCCCCAGGATCGAAGCATACTCTGCAATGCTTGTAAAGCTTCTGCTTGACGCGTAGTACCTAGCACTTCGCCACTGCTAAGCGCACCAATTTTTCTAAGACTAGAACTAATTAAAGTCGATACTAGCATTTCAGATCCTCTATCGTATACCCAGAAAGGTCAAAAAATGAATCTTTGTCTGGATGAATATTTATATTAAGTATCAGATTCAGTCTCATCAAAGACACTCATGTCTAAGGGATCATCTTCTTCCTCACCCTCGAAAAGCTTCTCATGCCCAGGAAGTAATCTCACCTTACCAGGATGGTCTTTCCACTCAGGTCCAAGTGCATCAAGATCAGCCTGAATCTTAAACACCTTTCCTTCAGGACAATTCTTACTGTACATAAAGCAAGGGACAGTATGCTTTACGTCAGAAGGTACAATAGTCTCTACAACTTCTTCTACCTTCTCTGGAAGTCCTGACCCCAATAACTTATTCTTTGATGCCATTATTCTCCCTCTAGTACTTTCCATGCCTGCCCAACAATCAAAGCACCATAAGCCTTACCAATAAGTTTCTTCAGCAAAGCAACTTCTTCTACAGCCAACTCAACAGGATCTGAACTAGCTTTGATCTTACTTGCCAATTCCCATCGTTTCAGTTTTTCTTCCCCGGAAAGATTCTCCTCATCTTTGAAAGTAGCAAACAAGGCTTCAATAGCTACTCCACGTACAGTTGCAGGCTCGCTCTTCTGATCTAAGATTACCTCTCCATCCAATGTGACCAAACCTTTTCCTAAAAGCACTGTCATTTCTTCCTCCTCCTTTGTTGTGGGAGAGGAGCCGAAGCCCCTCTCCGAGTTAATCTTAATTACAACTTATTACGCGTTAGTCCAATTTGCGTTTGCAAAGACTTGAATAAATCCATCTACTCCAGCAATTTCAACTTTCATTGCTGCAATAGGCTGCTGCCCAACAGCTGGAACAACAGCACAAGTAGCAGTAAATCCATTGCCCATAGTATTAGTACCATAAACAAAGTCATATCCAACAGCATCTACTGTCTCACAAAAGATCGCATAAGTATGACCAGCCCCTGTATTTGTACCAGGAGCAAGAAACTTATTAGACAATTTCAATCCACAGACGTATCCCATAGCATCAATATTGTAACTAGCTGGCAACGCAACAAATGACTCAAGACCAGCTGCATAAGTTCTCATCCCAGCAGCTGATCCAATCGTACAAGTTGCTCCACTACTCAAACCAGACTCACCATCAAGATACAACCAACCACCAGCAGCCGAGATATTGATATTATCTGAAGTTGAAATTAAATCAAATCCACCATAAAATACACCTTCAAGAGCAGTAGCACTAAGTGTAGTTGTAGCCCAATCCATAGACTGAACTAACGAATGGCAAGAAGATTCAATTCTCTTAGTAGGCTGAATTGTGCCATCAGTAGCTGCAACAATAAATGCTCTTATATCTGCATTAGTAGCATTTCCAAGCGGAATACCCAAACCCGCCTGCCCAGGAGTAGTATAGGAGCTAGAAAAATCTCCTACCATAACTGTTCCTCTACTCGTAACAACTGAACTACCATACAAAACTAAATCATCCCTAGCAGTATCTCCACCGCAGATTGTTAATGAAGTCGCAGCATCAACAACTGAGCCACCACCTACACCAAACTTAATAGCAGCTGTAGTACAAGCACCTGCAATATTCAATCCGTAAGTTCCACAAGTACCTGCAATTGTTATTCCAGCACCAGTCTGAGCCCCTGAAATATTAATTGCATTAGCTGTATTCGCACCGGAAAGCTCAATACCATCTGCACAAGCTGATGAAACCAAAATACCATCAGTTGGAGTCGAAGTAGAAATCACAATACCTTCTGCTTCAGCACCAGTAATAACAAGACCACCACCCCCAAGAGTAACAACTCCAGTTGAATGAGTAAGAGTCATATTACCATTGTTAAAGTTAACAACACCACCACTTGCAAGAAACAAGTCTGACCACATTACTGTTCCAGAGCCAAGAGCAGCACTATCGGTAGTTGCTGGTTCTGGAGCAGTATCAAAGGTAACCTTACCACCAGCAATAGCTAAAACATTACTTGCATGGGTAATAGTCACATCTCCATTATTGAAGTTAATTATACCACCAGACGCCAAGAACAAGTCTGACCACATTACTGTAGCACTACCAAGCGCTGCACCATCAGTAGTTGCTGGCAATACAGCAGCATCGAATGTATAACTTGTCCCACCCGCAACTGCCAGTGTATTACTTGCGTGAGTAATAGTCACATCACCACTGGCAAAGTTAATAACTCCACCACTGGCTAGGAACAAATCACTCCACTTCAATGACGTAGAACCAAGAGCAGCTCCATCATCCGCGTCTGGTGCTACAACTGAACCTGTCAGTGTCATTCCAGTGACAGTCGCACCAGTAAAATCCACTACACCATTAAAATCCGTAGCTCCATTAAGTACCAATGGGTTAGGAATAGTAATAGTTTCTGTAGCATTTGTGTTTAGTCGAAATTCATCAATTAAGCCCATAACAAATTACCTCCTTCCTTAACCCCAAAGTCTAACGGCTAATTCAGGATAAAGAGTCTGAGTACCATACAGAATATCAAGACGAATAATCTCTTCATCTGCATCAATATCGTACTGTTTAACAACACGAATAGACATACCAGCGTCAGTATCAGTCTCTCTTGCACCCCAGACATTAGACGGAAGCTCAATCGGAACAGTAACCAGAGCAAAAGCGTTAGGATGAAATACCAAATTCTGCGGATAAACACCATCCTCAGTTCCAACAAACGTAAGACCAGCCGAAGTAAGAGGGAGTGCATCAATATTACTATACGCATTAGTAGCGCCATAAGTAAGCGTCGGCGTAACAGCAATAGTCAGTGCAGCACCATCATCTGCCCCATCAGCCGTAGCAGCAAACCTACGCAGAACACCGGTACTTACACCCGACATTGAATTAACCTGATTGGTAGCCGCAACAGTAAAGATATCACCAGCCTTTACAGTATTACTTCCGCCCCAGCCAGCCGTAACAAGAGAGGTCGCACCAGTAACAGTAGACCCATTCATCACTGGCGTAGCGCCAGAAGTGAAATGCCCGCAGGTATGACTGGCAATATTCTGATCCATATAAATGGACAGATTTGCAATCGTACCAAGATACCCTTTCGTAATAATATCATCTGCAACTTTCGAAGCAAAGGTACCTTTCAATCCATCAGCCAACGCCCAGTTAGCAGTAGGATTAACAATCGCAACTCTACCTTCCTGCGGAGCAGACTCCAAATCAAGAATAGTCTGGCAATCACCAAGAGACTTAAAAGTCGCCGGGGTAGTTCCAGGAGTTCCAGCGTAATTATAAATACTCGAGTACCTTGCAGTCAAAGCTACATCAACTGCATTAGACAAAGCCTCGCAAGCCGGAGCAATATATCGCTTGCTATAATCTTCAATCGTTGTGGTCAGTTCGACTGAGCTAAAGGCCCACGATACATGTGACTGAGTCGACATCGTAATCGAGGTACTAGGCTCAACAATATTCGAGTTCGCTCGAGCCTGCGTATTAGTAGCTCTAAACTTATTAGGCTTACGAACAGTGATGGTCTGACCAACCTTCACAAATTCTTGTTTATACGCCTTATAAACATGTGCCGACATTGCAAGTTTATTGACCAACTGCATCAACGCTTCCTTAGCAATAATAGTCGGTGTTAATAGAACATTTTCCGTTGCCATAATCTTAACTCCTTAATCTTTCTTTCTATTACGCCAAGCTCTATACTCAGCTGGTGACATATTATTTGGGTCTTTCTCACTTACCCCATTAGACTGTACCGGCTTAATAGGTTCTGGCGCGTTGGTTAATTTCTTAGGGAGTACTTGATTTTCCTCTTTACCTGACAATACATTCTTTGGCGGAACCTCTTCTTTTACAGGCTCTACAGGTTTAGTACTTATCAAATTCTCTATCTTACCAATTTCCCTCGCAGCTTTCAAAGCTGATAACCCACTGATAGTTGCAGATTCCTCTGGATGCTGGCCAAGATAATAGAGAACATCTTCTGCTATTTCCGACAGCACAACAATCTCTAACACTGCAGATGTTAATGCTAACTCTTCGTTGTAAACAAGTTCGTCAAAGTCTTCATACTTTTCCCTACCCTTGTCCGTAACATCTGAAATTGCCTGACTAACCACAGCCATGCGTTCTTGCTCTTGCACATCAGCTGTTCGTACAGCTTCATCATTCCCATGCACACGTAGTTTTTCATCGACCCTCCAATCAGTCAGTGCTTCAATGTATGCTTCATCATCCTCAAAGTCGCTCCTAACTGGTTTAGTAGTGATAGGAACCTGCGCTTTCAACTTTCGATTCTCTTCTTCCAGCGCAAGTCGCTTCCCTTTTTCAAAGTCACGCTCACGTTCTGTAGTTCGCCACTTCTTAGTAAGATCACCGATACGTTTTTCAATGCTAGTCTTTACGACTGGTTCCTGCTCTTCCTTTAGCGCAGCCTTTTCAGGTTCACCCTCGACCTTCTTCTCAGGTTTTTCCTCAGAAGGTTCCTTTTTTACTTCCTTTACCTCTTCCGCAGGCGGGTCTTTTACTTCGACCTTAGTCTGAATCGGAGTTGTAGAATCTACAGATAGTAAACCTGGATTATCAACTCCATTAATAACCTGCCCGACCTCAATTTCTGCTGCTTTAATTTCCTCAATTGTCTGTAACACGCGAACCTCCTCAGTTCTATGCAGTCTAAAGACTGTTGTTAAGGGTTAAATTAAGAACTCTTTCGTGCTTCTCTATATTCTTTTGGGTTCATTTTATCAAGTGGCTTCTTTACAAAAGGTTCACAGTTAATCTTTTCTATTTGCATCTCCATTGAACGACTATCTTCCCCATTCTGTCGTTCAGTAGATCGCACTTCTGTAACTCGCGCCTCAGCTTGAATAATAATTCTATCACCAACTTTGTATAAGGTTAAAGATGGAATCTTATCTAATTGATCTTTATCAAATCTTAACTGTAGTCCATACGGCCATTTATCCCCATCATCTATAGAACATGGCGCGCAGTCTTTCTTTAATTCTGCCTTTGTTCTTTTAGGAAGTTTTACATCCACAAGTTCCATTATTTCATCCTCCTTTACTCAATACCAGTATTAGTCATTTCTTCAGGTACTCCACCAAACATTTCTTCAGGAGCCTCTATAGGCATTTGTTCTGGCACCTGCTCAGGCAATGGTTCAATATTTGACCTTTCTGGCGGCATGTAACTTTCTTCTGGAGGAGCAGAACCTAGTTCCTCATTCATGCCACCAGTCTCTACTTCCGACTCTTCTCTTTCTGCAAGTAGACTTTTAGCCGTACCAGCTAAATCCAACTCACCTTTACGAACCAATATATCATTCTTAATCTCCAACCCTCGAAGTTTAACCTTCTCTTGCTGAAGTTTAAGTTGTGCTTCTTCAATCCTGATCTGAGCTTCCTGAACTTTCAAAGCTTGTTCTGGATCAGGGGGTGGCTCAGGCGAGCTAACCGGAGGCGGAGTCGGCTCACCTGATTTAGCTAATTTCTCAGCTTCTATCTTTTGCTTGATCTCCGGAGGCAGGAGAAATTCAAGTCGTTCGGCCACCTTATCTGCGCCCTGCCAATCCATAGCTTTTGCATACAAGTCTCCAATAATTGTAGCAGCTTGTGGATAGTACTGCATAAATTCCTGCATTGACTGTCGAGCTTCTGTACGCTGTGTAGTAAACGAGGGTCCCACATCTACAGATACATCATATGTTCCAACTGAAAGATCATTAAGTACCTGCCCATCTGACAATGGCATGTTAACAGTAGCAAATTCATACCCTCCATCATCAAGACCAAGTCGAATAATACGTTCTGTATCTAAAATCCCTGGTGCAACATCAATAAGAACTCTACCAAGTTGTTCAATAGACCTAGAAAGATTATCAATGAAGGCAAAAGTTCCTACATCACCTTCCTTCTTTCTCTCACGAATAGCTTCTCCAGATCTCTCATTCCCCTGCATACCAAGAGCAGCTTTCTGCAGGCCAATAGTATCCCGAATTTCCTGATCAGTCTCCCTTAACTTCTCTACCATTGCGGAAGATAACTGCGGAGGAGCCTGACGCTGTGGAGCACCAGGAGCATCCTTATCAGGATTGTACAGCAGATACACATGATTCATTACCTGCGTACTTTTCCACATTTCTTCATGCCCTTCAATCTGCCGCGCAGTAAGCAAATAAGGATTTCTAGGCTGAAGAGCAATAGTCTCCGTATCCACACTAGCCCAGTAGTTATACATACGTTGCGAGTCTTTCGCATTTCTAATCAGTCCACGAATGATTCTCTTCCCACCGACATTTAACTCCTTGCCCCAAATCGGGATAACAGGAATATACTTCCTACCTACCCATTTTCTATTTTCAAGAATCTTATTCCCTGAGAGCAAATACCACATAACCTTATAAGTTTCAACTTGCCTACTTTTAACAGATACATCTCCTTCTTGCAGCACATCAACAGTTCTACCATCTTCCAGTAAATGCAAGGTCTTCGTAATAGGCTCTTTTATAAAGTACTCAGCTACACGAACAGTATCCTTAGTCGCCCACCCATCAATATACTGGCTATCGGCTTCCCTATAGGAAACAGGTTCAACTTTATACTTATCCTTAAATTCATCCGTGCCAATATCTGAAACAAGAAAACAATACATAGCATCTGAGCAATCATATTCAGTATGCGGTCCCCAATACACTGCTAAAGCATTATCAATCTTAGCAATAAATGCATCCTGATCAAAAGAACTATCAGAAGAATACTTAGTTACAACTCTCATTGCCCCATAACCACAAGCAACTGAGTGCTCAAATCCATGATCTATAATTGCATCAGCTTTTGAAGCGCGCCATACATGCTTAGTCCAACCACCAAGTACACGAGCAGTTCTAACATCAGCATTATTATCAACGGGACTTACTTTAATAGATGGCCTGTTCATTCGCTGATCACCAACAACCTGATCGACATACACAGGCATCTTGTTGACAGTAATACATGGACGCTTAAAGGCAAGACGTTCAGCAAGAATCTCCGCTGGCCACTGTGCACCTTCTTCAGCCATAAACTTAAGATCCTCTAGCGCCATCTTACGATTCTCGCCATCATCTTCAATAGCTCTTTTAAGTCTACTCCGAGCTTCTTTTAAGATTTGAGCTTCTTTTTCCTTAGTCATTAGCCATCAGCCCTTCGTGTTCCAACAAGACAACCGTTTCGTATAAGACTATGCACAGCACTAGTCAAACAATCAGACTTAATTAAGTCAGTATACGCATCTTGATCTACTGGTCTATATATAATTACAGACCCGCCACCAAACGTAACAGTCATTTCATTAACACTCTCTTTATATGAAATACCAGTAATATTATTACTCATTACGCTCCCATCCAAGATTGGGCTGAAGACCCAATGTTTCTATACCTACGCTTAGACATATCATCATCAGTCTTCTTCTTAGCAAACACTCTAGTTGCTGAGTTGTGAAAAGATTCTGTGATACACAAAGCATCAGCAATATTTGGGCTATCAATCCCCCTAGCTTTCATATCTTTCTTAGACTCTACAACATACCCACCATGAGCATTAAAGCTATACCTAACAGTCGCAAGTTCACTAGCCAGTTGCTGCCCAAGGGATTCTTTCTCCCCATTAACCTTAACATCAGGAAATGAATACATTCCCAGTAAACAATTATCTCTAACCTTACACCACAACTCATCTCTAAGTCTATGATATCGAGTAATATCACTTGATGCACTGGTTACATTTATAGAAAACAAATTTGGAAGCTTATGCTTTTCCAGCCAGTCATACACAGGCCCACCAACTCCAACAGTATCAATACCGCACCCACTTGCTTCAAGGTCTTGATACGTCTGATTAATAAATCCGCCAAGATCTATGGTGTTGAGCTTTCTAAAAGTCTCCCAAGGAAATATATTTAGGCTGCGTCTAGGCAGAATTATAGACGCATCATCCCCATATCTTGCCACATCAACTCCGAGATAAAGTGGCTCATCTTCAGCAACTTCAAACTCCTGCCCAATACACTGTTCCGCGGCCCATAGAGGAATAAGTGTATTCTCATCCTGTAACGGTGGATTTCCCTCCACACGAATACGAAAAATATTTGACTCTACACCATATTTCTTGGCGAAATATTCAGGCATTGATGCATCAACTAAGGTAGACTTTCTGCTATCCCAGTGGAGACGGCACCAATCATCTTTGATTCCTGCTGCAAACTGAGAGTCATAAAAGTACCCATTGTTTCTAGTCATATTCCCAATCAGTACAACGATATTATCTGCTTGCGTCATTGCACCTTCAAGAGGAATAAACACAGGATCAGGTACACCAGAAGCCTCATCAACGATAATCAATAGATGATCTGCATGAAGTCCAGCTAGTGTCTCAGCCTGTTCCTCTTTTGTAGCCTTAACTGACGGAGATATAAACCTTACCCACCATTCTTTAGGTGCTTCTCTGTGAAGTATTGCATCTTTTCTAACAACAAACTCTTCTGCGACAGTTGATTGTCTGAGCCACTTAGATATCTCAGCCATAAGAATATCTTTCAACTGTCTATTAGTTGGTGCAGTACAAGCTACCTTTGCAAATGCCCTTGTTACCATGAACCAGATAATTGCTATTGCAGCTGATCCGTCCTTGCCTGCGCCATGTCCTGAACGAACTGATATGCGTCTATTCTTTGGAAGAGCCAAAAAGAAATCAATCTGCTGTTCCGTAATCTTTTCCATAAAGGCAGGAATACAATCCTTTATGAACTGAAGTGGACTAGCTTTCCATTCAGCAAGTTTACGAATTACAGATTTATTTATGTCTGTTCCAGAGATATTCATTATTATTTACCTAAGTATAACAGCATCTCGTTTTCGCTCATTGACGTAATCCCCTTAGTTTATTTTCCTGCTGATCTGGACAATCGAGTTGGTGCCACTTTATAATGGCTCCGACGCGAAGCGAGCCCCGAGACCCACATCCGTAGACCAGCGAGAGGTATCCGCAACCCGAGACCGCAACCCGCAACGCGTCCCACCGCCCCAATAGCCGCCCGCGCGAAGCTTAACGTCTCCGTATGACGACTGTTTGTATAGTGACCCCTTGCTCCCCGGCAGATTGTAATATGCCCAGCTACACGCATATGACGCCAGATCGACAGTCCCGTTCGCGGCCGTAGGGGATATAAACTCCAATCTTTCGTCGGCCCCATCGTCATAATTGATGGCTACACCAGGCGTTCCCGGTGCGGCATTGTAGGTGATCTTTAGGGGGTAATTTGGATCGCTTGTATCAAGATATTCACTTTTTCCGCCCGGTAATGCACACAACAGGCGGGATGGTTGTGTGGCATCCTCGTCAAAATACAACTGATAGCCGCCCGTAGCCGCATCCACGTCGTGCTTAACCATGAGGGTCATAGCTGAGCCAAATGTGAGCCATTTATCCACTGTATCGGTCGCCATGTTGCAGCATAGATAAGGCCGTCCCGCCGTGCCATACTTTACATATAACGGAGTCCCGCCGGGAGATGCGACGTGTGTTACGGTCAATGTTTTGCTCGCAGCCGCCATTGTCCCGTCAGTGTCATAACGGTACGATTGATCGAGTAGCCACTGCCACATTACACCGCACATATCTTCTCCGCCACTATTGGAGATCATACGCCGTCCCGCTGTATCGACATGGCCGCCCGTGGTCACTGGGTCAGCACTACCGGCAATATTTGTTTCCTCGTTGCTTCCCGCTGTACAAAGTTGAAACTCCATATCCGTTAGCAGCCTTTTGCCTACCGCCCCACCGTCATCAACAACATCCATCCAGTCCCGCGAATCGGAGATAGTGCCGCCGTTGACAGATAAGGTATTGCTCCCGGTTCCAGAGGCCAAATAGATGTCCACCCATAGGCCCAACTTCGCGTCGTAGGTCATCCCGGCGTTATTGCCGCATCTCGCCCGATGTTTTAGATCCCAGATACTTGCAGGCAATACATCAGTTTGAGCATAACCTGTCAGAGTATGACCGGCTATCGTTCCCGCAGCCACCGACAGTGTATGGAAGCCGCCGATCTTGCGGGATGTCGTCGCATCGTAGCCAGCCGGATAAGTCGAGGCGAGGGAGAGCTTGAAACTTAATGTCGATCCATCCGTTACAGCATAGACATAATAATCCGTTCCCGCCACTTTACTGCCTGTGTCCAGGTCCGTGTCCAGGTCAACGTCCGTCGCCGTGTCGATCAAAAACCAATAGTTACCGATATTCATCGGGATCAAATAGCTGCCCTTGTTAATCGTTACCCGCGTGTGATCGCTGGCGTGGGCCTCTATAATGCGTGAGGATTTGTCCAAAAAGAAATTAGCCATAACCGCCCCGGCGATAGCTGCGTCAGAAACATCTTTCGTAATTACACGGTTAGCCATTACTTCACCTCCCACTTCTTAACGATGTCAGCCACTTCGTTCCGCGATGCAAACCCTTTGACTTTCCACATGGGCATGGGGTTTGTAATCTGCTCGGTTTCTGCTTCGCCCGTGATCTCATCAATGCTGATTGTACGAGTTGTCATTAAATCATCCATGTCTCTTATAATCCGCAATACTTCGAGCGTCTGAGATACATAGTCCTTAATTGATAATAGATTGATAAAATCCTGTTTCGTCGCTATGTGTTTCGGGAATCCTCTCATGACTCGTACCTCCTTATGGCTTCGTCGGGTACGCTTTGAAATAGTAAGGCGTGCCGGTTGTTGTATCTTTAATTGTTATAATTACTGGCAGCCCCGAAAGTGTTGTATCTGCTATTGTAGGAGTAGAGATATATCCATAAGAATCAATACGCGCAACTTCCGTATTGGAGTAATTCCTGATAGATACCTTATTCGCTCCAATATCATCACCTGCCCGGAGTACAATATTCTCGCCACTTGCCGCCGTAGACCAGATTTCATTCTCCCGTATATCAACGAGGATTTTGGAGTTGGCCCCTTCGACGGTGAGCGCGGTTCCGGCTTTGATATTACGTCCAGAAGTGGGACGAACATTTGTAAGGCCACCAGCGGTTCTCGACACCCAAAGCTGATCACCAGCAGCCCAGTCCTCGGAGTTGGGATTTACTACCCCACCCTTCGTAGAATCAACACCTTCGAGAAGCCCTTTGACCCTGATATAGCCTGTAGTGTTCTGGGAAATAGTTTCAGACGCAAGACCCTTAACTCTGATTTTAGTAGATACATCGCAGTCAGCAAGACCAACAGTCGGGAAGGCCACACCTGCACTACCTGAGATGTATACTGGCTGGCCGATGGCAATGGCAGAGGTATTCTCTTCTTTAACCCGCTGGCTTAAAACTGCAATCCCAGCAGAACACGCCACACAAATCACTGTCCAGGTTGTTCCGTCGCAGGTAGCAAGACCCATCTGCATATAGCCGATAGTACCTAACGCCGCACCTGCATCGTCCTGAATATTGAGATCTTCGCCAACTTCACCGCCCATGTTATAGATGAAGAATACCAGATCAGTTGAAGTGGCTTCGGTAGGCAGGAGTACGTTTCGATCTGTGCCATCCGGGTCGAGCTTCTGAATAACTTTATCGGTGATAACCAGCGTTTTATTAGCAGCAAGAGTTTCTACATTATCAGACAACTTTAGTACATCTGTACTTACAAGAGTCGCTGGAGTAGTTCCACCAATAGCCCCAGGTGCCGCCAACTTTGCTATAAGGTTAGCAGGAGTAATAGCTCTATCAGCAATCCCTGCTACAGCTTCTGCATCATTAGCAAGTTCTACAACTCCTACGTATGCATCTGTTGCCGTCTGCTTAAGTGCATCAAATGCAGTTGCAGCAGTAGTCTGTCCAGTTCCACCTTGATTAATAGGTACTGGCAAACTAGTTATACCAAGATCTACTTCTACCCACGCTGTCCCATCCCAAATCCAGGTCTGTGCTTTACCAATAGGAATAGTAATTCCATTAACTGCAATAGCATTATTAGATGTATCGTTATTTACTACGGTGAAAAGTTTCCCAGCAGTAGTAATCGTCGGTGATTGAAGAGTCTGCGCATTGCCCACAGCAGTAAGAGTAATAATAACAGTCCCATAAGCATCAAGAATAGCAGTCGTAACAGCTGCACTTACAGCTGGATTAGTTACTGTATAGGTAGACTCATTATCAGAAGGTAGCGCACTCCAAGTACTTCCATCAGTACAAATATACCAGAGTTTAGTATTGGTCTCGTAGAGCCTATCCCCAACAGATGCAGTTGGTTTGGTATCTGTACTAAGACAGAAGTAATAATGTACTATTTCATACGGGCCAGTAATTGCCATAGTTATTCTCCTTATTCCTTTCCTTCAACCCAAGTTGTGCCCGTGTAGATGTAGTTCGTACCAGTATCAGACTCGTAGAATCCTGCGCCAGGAAGAACTCCTTCTGTAGGTTTAGTGTCTGTACTAAGTCCAATATAACTTACTTTATATTCGTACGGTCCTGTAACTGCCATGATTTCCTCACTTAATCTTATATCTATTACTGATTCTAGCGTAATGCGCTGCGGTAAACTTGAAGTCTTTGCAGCCTAAAACACCTGTTACATTAGCAGTAGTTACTGTCCCATCAAACTTAACAAACCATTTCCATAGCTTTGTTCGGATATCTACAGAAAGCTTACTTCCTAAAACTACAGAAGCAATAGTGTTTATTAGTGTAATTAACTTGTGACACTTTGAGCATATAACAGCAATCTTTCTCGGTTCATAGGTTATGTGGTGCCTCTGTAAGTAATTAACGCTTCCACATCTAACGCAAATTCTAGCTTTTCTTTTCGGTTTTGTTCCAATGCTCTTAGTTAATGCGTCAATTAGTTTACTGTAATCCATAAGTTAAGGCACTATACGGGCCGTGACACGGCCCAGAAGCAAAACCGACCAAGAACCAAAGCAAAGTAAGGACGAACACTCACGGTACGCCACACTGGCCGGTTGATTTTCTGCCAAAGCACCACCCGGCGACTTCACCTGAGTCACAATGAACTGATAAAGCGTGCTTTGGCTCCAAGTTATCACAACCGGCCAGGAAAGAATCACTTGAATAGTTTGCTTCATCAGTTCACCATGAGTCAGAAAGGTCAATTTTTGAATATTTGACTGAGTTAAAACACCTGATCATCCACGTCAGCAAGAGTCCCGGGACTCTCATTCAACTCGTCGTTAAACTCTGCATCCTCGAACTCATCCAAAGGAATCTGCTCTCCTGCAGCCAGCGCCCTTTCCTGTTTTTCCAGGTAGATCAAGTGCGCAACTAAGCCCTTAATCTCGCTCGGCTTTCCTTCTATCACCAGTTCTTTGTCCTTGAGAATTTTAAAGGACGCAACTAAATCTCTAAGAGGGGCTTCATTAATCTTCTCCGGTGTAATGGCCTCAAGAACTCTGGCCTGCAACTCCGTTAATTGGAGCGATTGAATTGACCTATATTGAAGTAGAAGCCCCTGTTTCTGTTGTATATCTGCGATTCGTTTACGAAGTGTTGGAGCGGATATGCCAAGTTCGGTGGCAATCGCGGGAACTGGTATGTCTTTAAGCAGCATATCAAGTGCTGCTTCCATATCAACCTCTGCCGAAGGCCTCCCGAGTTTGGAGAATATGTTAGGATTTAAGTCCAAATCTTGCATCTTCTACCTACCATCCTTGGTTCTACTAAGTAGATCCTTAATCGCTTCTCTAAGTGGGTTAGGATACAATTTAAGTACTTGCTGAACACTATCTAGTAGCACAGGATCATCAGATTCTTTTATATCGTACAACTCTGCATATATTCTTTCGCCTACAAAACCAACCACCTGCTCAGGACTAGTTACCTCAAAGTCCTTGTAGACAAATGAGTACTTACAGGAAGGATTATCTAAACTTGCTATAAATACACGCATCTTCTATCCCGCTCCCAAGTGTATACACAACTTCCTATCCCCATCCATCTTCGTAAAGGCACAATCCCCGTTTCCAGAGGAACTTAGCTTATACCTTGTGCACATTTCTTCCTGCATATCTGGACAATCACACCTATACTCAGCCATGATTTTTCGGAAGTCTCTCTTCAGAATAATCGAGTCCCTGCTCAGGCCCTGCTTGGGTTCCCTGAACACTTCACTTAAACTTTCCTCCACTCTTCTCTGGTCTAGACTATTCATTTTGCTCTCCATTGTTAAGATCAATGTAACACGAATTGCCCAGAATTGCAAGGACTTTTTCATAGTTTCGGAATATTTATTATAGTCCTTACGGGATAGTACAAATTCTCCTTTAGATTTCTCTTTCAAAGCTTGCTTTTGTGCTTTGCACTCAGGGATCTGCTTTTGAAATTTACCTCTAGGGGAATTTAGAGGTTGTTTACCCGCCGCCATAGTTTTGAAATGCCCCTTACGCCCCCATCTATCAATCTGGTAGAGATTAAAACCGACCATGCAAAGTCTGTGCCAATTTTGAAACGGGAGGTGCTTCGGTTTTCCTGAAAAAATAAAGGAATGAAACACGATGCTCAGGCATGTATGGCATGACTCTTGCAATGGTCTGGGGCCTCGACAATTATGTCGAATGGCTCGACAATTATGTCGAACAATAACTGATTGAAATGATTGAGGAAATTGGAATTGATTGAAAAGCCTCGACATTTTTGTCGAATTGGTCAGAAGCATGGGAATTGGTGAAATGAAATTGTTGAATGATTTCAATCACTTAAAGGAATTTGCGTCAATGTAGATGCTTGGCATGGTCGATGCATATATAAAGGTAAATAAACGAAATGAACGGGTGAAATAAAAAACGGAAATCTTTGAAATAATGCTTGACAGAATGTAACAAACATGATAAATGTAACAAACATGATAAATGTAATTTAACAATATGGTTCATTGACATAAAGGAATTGACGCCAAAGGCATCGGATGAAAATTGGATAATTGCCGAGAGCCAAACGATACGCAATTCCCCGTAAATATGGAACACCAATTCATGTCTTTCATAATGCGCCCCTTTTCAGCAGTTAATGAAGTATAACACTGAAAGAGAAGGAGACGCATCATGGCAAAAAAATTGATTAACTGGACAATGGATAATGGGATTCTGAAGATGTCGAAGTATATCGCTGACAGAAAAGAAGGCGAGGACATCGTCATTGAGGCAGAATTTCCCCTGGTGGACTTCGAGGCAGCAATGGCGAAAAGCGAGGATTTCAAGAACCAATGCCTGACGTATCTGCTGAAGCAGAAGCTAATGGACAGTGGAGCAAATGAAATTGCATCGTCGGAAGGAAAGGTTGTTTCTGCCAAGAAACGCTGGGAAGAGCTAATGGAAGGAAAGTGGGGAGGGGAACGTGTCAACTCCACAGGTAAAGCCGAAAACGCCCAGATCGCAAAGACGGTAAAGGCTGCCAGGGCGACCATGGGAATCGAGGAACTGAAAGCACTTCGGACGCTGGGATTTCAGCTTTCAGCAGAGGAGACTAAGTTACTGGACAAAGCGGAGAGTAAATAAAGTTAAAGGGGCGTGTTATGAAGGGCAGGAATTGGAAAGTTGAAACGCTTAAAATTTGAAGCTCCTGAAAGAGAGGGGAGCTGAAATGAATAAAGAACCTTTAAGTGGAATGGATTTTACCACATTTGTTAGCAAGTTTCCACACAATAGTAATACCCAAGATGATTTTATTCCACTGGTAATGTATGCGTACCAGTTAGATGAAAGGGGCTTATCCCTTGAACAGTTCGTAGATAAATGCCTGGATATGTACGGCGGTACTATTGCAGGTGCAATGGTTCAGTATATTATAAACCGTTAACAACCTTGGAGCTTCAAATCTTCAGCATTTCAACTAACTAAAAAGAAAGGAGGTAGAAAGATGAAAAGTCTGGCAAGGGAGTTTCTCACAGTTGTTTTAGCAGTTCTAGATTTCTGTATATTTCTCTGGGATGTTTCACTAATAGCTGTGCATTTTTAAGGGGAAAATAAAAGTCTTAACTTCTTTCCAGAAAGGTCAATTTTTGACCATTTGTATGTTGTAATATTTGGAATGTTGAAACCATGTAACGTCGTAATAGCATGGCTCATCCGTGCCCATAAACTTTGACCTTTCTGGAAGGGCTTGTACCTGAGTGCTTGTCAGTGTTCTTCCTTGTCAGTGTTCTTGTCCCAGTGTCTTCTCTTGTAAGTATAATATATATATTATAATATATATAAGATATATATATATAGATATAGTAATAACTAAATAAGAGAAATAGAAACACTGAAGAAATACCAGAAAGGTCAAATTATGAACATTTGACTGAGAAACTCCCAGAAAGGTCAAAAAATAAATGGCCGGACGGGCCATGGGTTTACAACGTAACGACGTTAGTGCATTAGTGCATACATATTACATGTTACAACCATAAACATACATGCTAATGCCTACAATAAACATCCACCAACTTACAAAAAGTATTTGACAACTGAATAAAAGTATGTTATTATATGCGTGAATGGTAAAGGGATTTAGATTGAATAAATCCCGGCGGTTTAACCTTAAACAGAATGGAGGCAACGCAATGGAAAAGATGAAATTGTGCAAGGACTGTAAGGAAAGAGTAAGGAAGCAATGTCAGGTGTTTAGAGTATTTGTACCTAAAAAGCAGACTATCACAGGAAAGTGCTTTTCCATTAACTGTGATTTCTTTCGCCCGAAAGGAGGTAAATAGTTATGGCGTTTAAGGTATGTGGTATTGATAGGATGGGGACTAATGCGATGCTGTATAATAACTCACCATGGTCACCCGGAAAAGATATTAATGATGTTCTATACAGTATGCCAGAACTTGCTCCGTACTTTCCAGTATATTCTAAAGGAGCAACAATTCATGCAGTTAAAGGAAGTGCTGGAATCTTTTGTTTCAAGTCTAAAAAGACTGCGAAGGAGTTTATGCGCAAATACCGGGGACCGGACAATTGTCTGCTTTTGAAAGTTAAGGGGATTAAAACTGTCGTAAATCCCCGCGTTCTTACAGGGATTGCTTCGTGTCCAATGCAACTGACTAAGAAAAATGGTTGGAAACTAAGAGACAGACTTAAATACTACTCAAATCCAGCCAAAGAAATCCCCGGACTCGTCTGCTTTGAGTCCGTGAAAGTGCTGGAATGAGGCATGAAACTCCGCATCCTACTGATAATTCTCTTCATTCACTTAATACTTCTATCGTCTAAGATAGACACATCAGTCTGGAAGTACAGTGATTGTGGGGGATTCAATTCTTACCCAGAAAGAGTTGCATTTCAGAAGCTGGTTCGAAAGCATGGCCTTAAGTGGAATGTAAATGTAGTCTGGGAGGAGGATGGGGAGTGGGTGTATTATAGGGAAAATGATGGACAAAGGTGTAAGTTGAAGTAATTAAACTAACAAAGGAGATAAAGCCATGCAAGAAATTGTAATAAATAGGTGCTACGGAGGCTTTGGCCTGAGTGTAAAAGCCATGTACAGACTGGCTGAATTAAAAGGACTAACTCTTTATCAGGTAGAATCTGATGGATATGAGTTAAATTCGTACCACCTTGTTACTGATAAGGATAAGGAAACGCTCTTTTTTCCACTATTTTCTACAGTCCCACCGGAAGAGATTACTGACTCACGGGACTGGTATTTTAGTGATTCATCTTTTGAACGAGATGATACAGATTTGATTCAGGTTGTAAAAGAACTGGGAGAAGATGAGGCTAGTGGAAATTTAGCAAGTCTTAAAGTAGTAGAAGTGCCTGATGATATTAGGTGGGCAATCGAAGAGTATGATGGGATAGAATGGATTGCTGAAGCACACAAAACTTGGGAATAAAGAGGAGATAAAGCCATGATGTCAGTAGATCAATTTATGTGCCAGGATACAATTTATGAGGAAGTCAGACGTGATGAGCAGAGAAGTACGCGCTCGTATCCTAGCACATCCATCAATATCTCAGATGATGAAGCGAATGATGTGTATGGGCTTAAAGGAAATTTTGAGGGTCTGTGCGACCTATGATAGGGAGGAGGAAGAAGACTAATGGATAACTACAACAATGTTACACTGGCAGGATTCCATGCTCTGCATCGGCAGGTATGGGGGAAGATTGCGAAAAATTTAATAACTGACGTATCTTCTGCAACAAAGTCTTGCGCAATGAAGCAGCTTAATCTTCCAGAAGTTAGTCATTTATGCTTTGCTTGTGCTGTTTCTATTAGACTTACGGAAAGTACTATGCACTACCATAACTGTAATAACTGCCCAGTAGTAAGTTGGGGGCGGCGGGCAGAGAAGATTTGCCGTGTTTTCGAGAACATATTGATCCTGATGATTTTATTCAGGAAGATCTTCTATACAACAAGATTTCAAGTTGCGGTTTAGCTAAAGTAGTAGCATACGCTAAAAGAGTTCGCGATATTCCCTGGGACTTAAATGAGTCGAATTGGAATAAAACCCTGGATGAATTACGGGCCAGGGAAAGAATCAAATTTTGACCTTTCTGAAAGAAAAGGAGGTAGATATTCATGTCAGATCCCGCGCATAAGAAAGAAGCTTTGCTGGCACAGAAAAAGCAGCCAGAGAGCACAGAGGAAGATGTTAAAAGAGCTATCAAGGTAATTCTCAGTGATAAGCGAGCCTGGATTACATCACTTAACTACGCTGTTGAGTATTGTAGAGCAGGTTTACATATGTCTGGGCATGAGCTTCAGGTACAGACCCTCTACATTCTGAATAATATTACTGGATGGAGAGCACCTGAGGCTAAGGAAGTTAGATTAATACTTAGGGCGTATAAAGGAGGAAAGTAATTGCAACTAACTGAAGAAGCAATCCAAAAAGTATTCGCTGAAGGGGGACAGGTTCTCGTCCCATGTGAGAGTGTAGCAAATCAGGAATCTATGCGCGCAATGCTGTTTCATCTGCGGAAGCGCCTGATTCCTAAAAGTCTTGTAGATAGTGTGGGAATTTCTAAGTTCAATCACGAGGGAAAGTTCTTTGTGAGAGTCTATGCGAGGGAAATCTCCATGCTCTATGAGATTGATGCAAATGGAAATCCCGTTCCTATTCAGCGTAAAGCTGAGGATACAGTAGATGCTCTACGTATTGTGGAGCTTATGAAAAGGGATGGAAAGACTGAGAGTGAGATTGAAGAGTTCATGCAGAGTCTGAGAGAGAAGCAGTAGGAGAAACTGTGAAGAAGCTTATAGTTGGTCTTTGTCTTGGAGGTTTAATAGGCTGTGCGGGCCTATCAATGAAAGATACCTGTCGTTATTGCGTACTCAGTTCCGGGGCAAGGTACGCTGAAGCAGGCTATCCAGTTGAGGTTATGCGCTGCAACAGACAGGGCCAGGATCATGCGATTGCAAGGGCATGGAAAGATGGGAAATGGGCTTATCTGTACTGTGCCGGGAATGGCGATCCTCTGGAATCCAAAAGTCCTAATTGTAGTGAGCAGGGCGCGTATTATCTGCGATTTGACGAGTACGTTTTACAAATGATGAGCTTCTATCATTGGGATAGAACACGGAATTTTTAGACAAGGAGGAAGCAAAATGAAGAAATTAGCATTAGCATTAGCGGTATTATTCTTAACAGGTTGTGCGGCCCTGAATCACATCGAGCAGCCAGCACCGGAGCAGGCGGGAAATTGGGTAGAGTCAGATTATCTGACGAAGGGTCTGCCGGATACGGGGAATAACCAGAGGTAGCAACTGAAAGGAGGGAAAAATGATACTCAGCTTTACGCTTTCAATGCCTAACATAGGCTCATGGAATGGCAAATGGACGGGAGAAGGTAATTTATATGCTCGAACTCGTTCTTTTAAGAGAAGTGACGCAGCCAGAGGGAGGGAGATATTAGACATAGGATACTTTCGGTATAATTGGAACGATGGATGGTCAGCAGCGGTTTCGGTAAAAGAAGTGTCATCATCCGATGCAGCCAAAATACGAAAGCATACACGGGGGTTTTGTGGGTATGATTGGATGATAGATTCCATCATATCAAAGCTGTTAATAGAAATTGCCTGACAGCCGATCAATAAAGGAGGCCGACGATGAGTGAGAAAAAAATACAAGATTGGACGCCAAATCAACTTGCTAAATACCTAATAGATCATCCAGAAGCAAGAATAAGACTTGATTATGATCGTCTAAAGGAAATGTATCCGGGGGTAGACTTCCCTAACAGACAGCAGGAGGCCGACGATGGAGATTAAATATGGGCAACCTTGGGTGTGTCCAAAATGTAGAGGGAATAATCCCTCTGGAACACTGAAGTGTATGTGGTGTGAAGTGGAGAGTAAGGACATGACAGACGCTCAGATGGTAGAAAAGGTTGCGCGGGAGGTGATGGGGTTTGATGTGAGAATGATGGAATGCACCTCTGTTGTCTATTCTGACGATGAAGGATTTAGAGACGTCTTTTCGCCCCTCACCGACGCCAACGACACTCAGATGATAAAAAATAGGCTGCGGGAAATGGGGTGGATAATAATAATTGGATTGCAGCAAAATTCTGTAACTGTAACCCTTTGGAGAGAAGGGTTGCGTGAACTGCTAACCGTCAACGCCGACACCGAATCTCGCGCAATCTGTGAGGCAGCGATGGAGGCTGTGGAGAATGGAGGATAAGATGGACTATTGGGAAGAATGTATAGCCGAGGCACTTGAGGCAGAAGGAGTATCCGCTACGCCAGAGCAGATAAGAAATATCGCAGGATGGGTAGAAGGAGCACATGAAAACTATGGCATGGCTTATGGGCATGATTGCATACCGAACCCGTTAAGCGCCGATGTGTCCGAACTAAAACGACAACTTGCTAAAATCGAGGATACCCATGAAAGACAACTCCATGGAATTAAAGCAGGAGTTGCACAAAGACGGGGAGTTGATATTACTGACGTTACCATTGAGGATGATGGCCATGTTACTTATAGGTTATGATAAACAAGCAGCGATTAAGGCCGTGGAGAACCAGTGATGGGTAAAATACGTAAAGGAACTAAGAAATATAAGGACATAATCGCTAAAGGTTGTGGCTTAGAGTTTTTTCCATACGAAGGCGACTATGATTGTAGTCATGGATACGAGTGGTATTGCGAGGATTGCCCGATGACACAGGATTATCACAATCGACAGATCAAGGCCGTGGAGGGAGGGAGGTAGATTGATGTCTGATGTTAATTATTCTCATGAATTTCAACCCAACAGAAAGGGACTATGCACGCAGATAATAGGCGGAAGGAAGACAGGATATACCATCTGTCATTTACCGGAGGATGCCTCTGCCCATGAAAAGTGGCGACTAGCTCATTTGGAAGAAACTATTCTTAAGGAGAGGAAAGAGATGGATAAGGCAAAACTGCTTAGTATCCTTGAAAGGATAGCACAAGACATGAAGGACGATGCTGCTATGTTTGATGGTAAGCCATTTAACGGAAAAACTGTTGGAGAGTATTTTGGGTGTCATGGTGCGGCGATAGCTACTTTGGCAGACATTATCAAGGTAATCATAAAACAGGTGGAGGAAGGGGAGAAATGAACTGGAAAAGAATTTTAATGGGTAAATGTAGCGTCCATTATCGTAGATTGAACAACCCGTTGGCAATCAACCGGGCTAGATATTGGTCAGGACAGCTAATAGATTTTAACATTTCAAAGATTTCTTTCTGCCTAGATTGTCGAGTAAATTGGGTAAAAGACATGGTGGAGGGAGGGAAGAAATGAAGCCCCATTATTTTGATCAAGATCATGCAGATGAGTCAGATTATATTCTTGGTATGGCAAAGTCGCAAGGATATGTTCCTAAAAACTGTTTGCTAGAAGGTTCGTTAGTTGTGGCTTTGGTTGCTGGAGGAGAAGACCCATGCCAAGGCTGTAAGGGACCAAGAGAAAAATGCGGAGGGCGATGAGAAATGAATCCAATAATCGTAAATGTTAGATGGTGGGACGGGTATCTTGAGACGTTCACCTGCTCAGAGGTCCGACAGGGTGGGTATCTTCTTTGGATGCGCCTTATTTCGGGAGAGAATAGAAACATACCTCTGGAAAAGGTTAGATGGTTTTCTACCGATCCAGAATCCCATGCGAGGCAAGAATCATGATTAGCGAAACCAAACGCCGTATACTGACGGCAGCGTTGGGGGAGGACTTTGCAAATGTCATTAAGTGAATCATACCGCAGAATATTAACCGAGGCGTGTAGGCTGAAGTGGGTTGATAAATATTACCGATGCCATTGTGATGGCGAGTCAAACACTGATTGTTTGCTTATTACTGGCCATTTTCATGACTGTTATCACGCTCAAAAATTAGCGTTTAGTGGAATATACGATCCAGTTGGTCACTGCGAATATTGGGTTAAGTATGGTGGCAACAACCGCACCTTCACCTCCGCCGACGATTGGGAACTGGTCAGGGTGAATGTGGTAGTTCCGAACAATGACAACTTTGTTCGGTATATGTGGGAAGTGTACTGCCTAGTAAGCGGAGACGAAGGATATTCTGCCAACGACTTCATACAGAATTGGTTAACCCTATCGCCCGAAGAAAAGAACACCCTTGCCGCCGAGTTCCTAATCTCCCGCGACCGTGCAGGATGGGCGGAGGAGTTTATAGGAAAGGAGGAGGAGATATGAGAAAGATAGATAAGTGGTGGTACTTTATATTAGATTTCTCTGTTCAGATGATCGACAGGATGGAGAAGAAAGATGCCGACGGCTGGGGAGGGTATGATGCAATATCAGAATTAGAATACCGAGAACGAGCCATAAAAAACATCAACAAGGGGGATTATGTTGATGCAGCTAATCTATGTGTCCTTGCCAGCTACGCCAGGAATAACGCCGATTATCTTGGGAAGGATCCGCTATGACAACCATAGGCAGTGGGGAGGAACTCATGAATAAGAAAAGAATGATTGATGTGCTTAACATGATAACGCATGACACAGCAGATGATGTTGAAAGATTTGAAGGGCTGCCGTTTACAGGTAAAACTGTTGGCGAGTATCTTGGATGTATATCCGCGTCAATAACAGCCTTGGCGAACATCATAAAAGAAATACTTGAGCAGGAGAATAACGATGGACAGTAGAAAACTTGATCAAGCTGAGATTGATTTATGGACTCGCCTGAACGAGTGCGAGTGCGTGAAGAGTGTGTTTGGAAACTTTCTCATGCGTGACATTTACTACAACACCGACTTCGGGGCCTATGGTGAATGTAATGGTGATTTCAAGACTGTGCACTTTGAATGTATCTGGCTTCCCCCTCTTTACGATCCCATCAGGCCGGAGAGGTCGCTGATCGGGATATTTGCAACGCTTTTCGAAAAGAAACGATTAACCAGAAAGACTATTGAGAGGATACTCAGAACCATTATCAGGCTTGACCGTCCTGACCTAGCGTTGGTCCAAGCGATAATAGAACAGGAGGGAAAGTAGATGAAATCCGTTGAACAAATAGAATTTCGATCTGGACTTGGTGATTGTTTCCGGGCCTGTGTAGCATCAATTTTCGAGTTTGATATAGAAGATA